TTTATTAATAGTAGTATTCTTTAAGTCATTAATATTTTTTTTATTAATAGTAGTATTCTTTAAGTCATTAATATTTTTTTTATTAATAGTAGTATTCTTTAAGTCATTAATATTTTTTTTATTAATAGTAGTATTCTTTAAGTCATTAATATTTTTTTTATTAATAGTAGTATTCTTTAAGTCATTAATATTTTTTTTATTAATAGTAGTATTCTTTAAGTCATTAATATTTTTTTTATTAATACTAGTATTCTTTTTATTAATATATTTATAAGTAATATCAGGGATAGTATTATTTTTTACATTACAGCAGCACAATTTAATTTTATACATAAACTTATATATTATTATTATTTAATAATAATAATATTTAATCTTTAATTATTATATAATATGATTGAACATATAAATAACAAACATCGTAATTCTAAAAAATCACGAACGAGGATACATAGATATCGTAATAGAAGACCTTCTTCGAGAATTCAATATATTGGCTACAATAGACCTAATTGGAGAAATAGACCTAATTGGAGAAATAGATTACCATATTTTAGACATAGAGATATACCCGTTCCTGTACCTGTTCCTGTTCACATTGTCCAAAAAGTAGAATCACCAGTTAATAAAAATTTATATTATATAATTATAGCTTTAATATTAGCATTTGTTATAATAATTGGATTAATGAAATATTATGATTAAATTACTTTTATTCTTCAATACTATTAATTTTTTTTATAGTCGAAGTATTAAGTTTTTTTAATCGTCCATTACTCTCTGCTAAATATTTATTTACATATTTAATATCATAAGTATTAACATTACAATGAGATATATCTTTTCGTTTTGAGTTTAATGCAACCATAATATTTGCAAATCTAATCTTCTGAATAATTAGAAGAGAATACTCATTAATGACAATTGTATCATCATCACTATCTTCATCACTCTCATCTTCTTTAAAAATATTTAAAATATTTTTTTCATATTCATTAAAATCGGTAGATATTATAATCCCTATAATAACGGAATTATTTACACCTTCGAACGCATTATTTAGTAATTTTAATATTATCGATACAATTTTAGGCAATGATTTTTTATTATAAATTTTATCTTCCTTGGCGAACATATTTTATATTATTTAATTAAATTATAAAATATTATTTCATTTTTTTTTATATAAAAGATATCTATATTATATTAATAAATGTATTTCTTTCAAAAACAACAAAAAAATAACCCGGTTACTCAAAATTCTGTTTTATTAAATAATAAAAACCCATTTGATGAATATGATATCAGACAACAACAACAAATTAAAAAAAAAGAAATGGAGGAAAAAAAATTTATAAGTGAAATAAAAGAATTCGAGGATAAACATGATCCATATGAAATTCTAAATATATCAACAAATTCTAATAAAACAGAGGTAACAAGAACTTATAAAAAATTATCTCTTCTCCATCACCCAGATAAAGGTGGTAGGGAAGAACTTTTTAATATTTTAACTAAAGCTTATAATACAATAATACAGAGAATAGAATTTAATAAGGCAAAGAAAAAAATAGAACATATTGACTTAAAAAAAGATGCGAAGTCTTATTATAAAAAATTAGATTTTAATCACAAACAAGACTTTAATATTGATAAATTTAACACAACATTCTCTGAAAATAAAATATCTGATATTAATAATAAAGGATATGGAGATTGGAAAGAAGATGTGAAGAATGAAAATATCCAAGGTAATATTACTAAGAGTAATTTTAATAGTATGTTTAATCAAAGTAGGAAAACCAATGATTATTCTAAGCAAATTATTAATTACGAAGAACCCGTTGCTATGGCATCAGGGGATTTAGGATTTTCTGAATTAGGACAGGATGAAATCGATAATTTTACTAGATCGGAATCGGATGGGGGTGGTTTAGAATATACTGATTATAAGAATGCTTATACAATAAATAGTAAGTTAATTGATAACGAACAAATAACACTGGATAGACCAACTAGTATTAATGCTATGAAGAAAGACAGATGTGATATATCTCATGATATATCAGATTCAATGAAACGTCAATTGGAACAAAAACAACTACAAGAAGAACAAAAAGAATTTGATAGATTACAAAGAGTAAATTTATTTGATGAAACAGCAAAAGAACATTATGATAAAATGAATAAACTAATGCTAAGAAGATGATTTGAGTTTTTTATTAGATTGTGGCACATCATCGTCTAATTGTCTTTTTAGATTTTCCTCAACAATCAATCCTTCCCGTTGATACTTTATATGTCTAATTTTTTTAGTAGTGTCGTTGATAATGTAAATATTACCATTTTTAACATTAAAGAAACCATAATATTTATATTTATATCTTCCATTTTTTTTTGGTCCATTTATTTTTGTAGTAATAAAATTTAAAGGACTCCCCCAATTAGTTCCTAGATCTATAAAAGATAAAGCAATTATCTCTTGATATGGACAGGGTTTAACATATTCCCCATTTACTTTAACTAGTATTTTATGTTTATTTTTATTATCTATCTTCTTTTTATCATTGTCTAAGTGAATTCTTTTATCATTGTTTAAGTGAATTCTTTTATTATATGATGACTCAATATCTTCTATATTAGGATAATCTACATTAATATCAACCATTTTATTATTAGTTATAGTTTATTAATAATAAATTTCATTTTTTAAATAAACACAAAAATGTGTGGTTTTTATAAATATATAATTAATAGTATATTAAATGTATCAATATATCTTTATAAACTTTCTAGTGGGGTTCTTATCAGATATAATATTAAATTTTATAGCTCACCAGTTCCCAAAGACTAATTTTGGAACATTATTACCTTATTTTAAAAATAAAAGTGTTCTTAAGGCAGGATTGTATGCTGGATTAACTGTTATTATTGTTGTTATTATTATATCTTTAACTTCTAAATTAATATTGGGTTTTTATGTACCTAATAATTTATTAAATTTATTTAAATATTGTATAATAACATTTATAGTTTCATATATTGGTGATGTCTTAATAGAAGAATTACATATATTTGGTAATTCACTAAATCTCTTTTATAAAACAGTAGGTTCTGGATTATGGGGTTCTTTAGCTATATTATTTTCTGTAATTATTAGTTATTTTATAATTCATTTATTTCTTTAGATTGATAAAAATAACTAATAATCATAAATAATATTATGATACATATACATAATATAAAAAAACTAAATCTAATTCTATTATTTGACATTTATAAAGATAACTCAAATTTAAATATTTATATCAATTTTTAAAAATATGACTTAAGTGATTTGTTCATATTTAAGTTATAATATTACTATATTGATTAGTTATAAATAAATTAAAAAAATAAATTTAATATTATATGGATAATGAAATACTAAATCAGATACTACAAGAAATACAAGAATTAAAGAAAGAAGTTAACGAAATCAAAAATACTTTAAATGTTGATATAAAAGAGAATTGTCAGAAAATGGGAGGACATATTGCTTTTGTAGAAAATGTATATGATACTGTAAAAACACCATTGAGTTATATTTCTAATAAAATAGGAGGTTATTCCTTACCAACAATAGAAAATAAAAAATGATACATTGTATATAATAACAATGTAGTTATAAATTGTAGTAGGAGAAAACGTACATCGATATGGAAGCCCAGAAAGATGTAAGAAGAGATGCCTTAATAATACAAATATTCAAATGGAAATTATTTGAATCAAAAGAATCACATTTTAACATCGATTTTGATGTAATGAGGATGATTAAAAATCATTACTTTCATTACCTCATCATGTCAGCAATTGCAATTGTCCAACATAATGGATTTGAATTGAAGTTTGTCTTTGAACAAGATCTAATTTCCGCGTACATGGAGACAAATGTACAATTTGCAAAACAAGTTGCAATTGCTGCTGTGAAGCAGAATATTTGTGTATTACAAATACTCACTCCGAGTTTAATGAACGACAAAGACGTTGCAATGACTGCTGTGAAGAAGCATGCTGGTGCATTACAAATACTCAGTCCGAGTTTTAGGAACGACAAAGACGTTGCAATTGCTGCTATGAAGCAGCACAGTTCGGCGTGGCACTTACTCACTCCGTCTTTAAGAAACGACAAAGACGTTGCAATTTTTGCTGTGAAGCAGAAACAGTACTGTGTGGGATTTACTTAATGAACAGTTGAAAAACGACAAAGACGTTGCAATAGCATCAATGAAACATGACACTTGGGTGTGGCAATTACTTAATGAACAGTTGAAAAATGACGAAGACGTTGTTCTAGCATATAAACAACACCATTGATATATGTATATAAAAATAAATTTAATATATAAAAAAATATATCATATTATATATCAGATGAATAAGTTATTTGATCCCTCAGAATCTAGACTAACTGTGTTTCCAATTAAATATCCTAAAATATGGAATTTTAGAAGAAAACAAATGTCAGTATTCTGGACTATAAATGAGATAGATTTTAGTAGAGATACGGCAGATTGGGAAAAATTAACATCTGATGAGCAATATTTTATGAAATTTATATTGTGTTTTTTTGGCTCAAGTGATAAAATAGTAAATATGAATATTGGAAAAAGATTTATTGATGAAGTTACTATTTACGAAGTAGAAATGAATTATAATTGGCAAAAGATGATGGAAGATATTCACGCAGAAACTTATTCTGTTATGTTAGATACTTATATCAAAGATAAACAGGAATTAAATAAAGTATTTAATGCTTTAGAACATTTCCCTGCAATAAAAGAAAAAGCAGAATGGGCATTAAAGTGGATAGATAATGATGATGTTTCATATACAGAAAGATTAATTGCATTCGCATGTGTAGAGGGTATATTCTTCTCTGGTAGTTTTTGTGCTATATATTATTTTAAGAAAAGAGGATTATTGCCTGGTTTATGTTTTGCAAACGAATTGATAAGTAGAGATGAAGGTTTACATACAGATTTTGCTATTTTATTATACAAAGAATTTTTACAGGGAACAAAAGAAGATATTTCAGAGGAGAGAATACATTGTATTTTTAAGAGTGCAGTAGATATCGAGGAAAACTTTATAGTTGAAGCAATACCATGTAAATTAATAGGGATGAATTGTAATTTAATGAGTCAATATATAAAATTTATAGCAGATAGATTACTAAAGCAATTTGGCTTCAATAAGATATGGAATGCTTCTAATCCATTTGATTGGATGGAAAGTATATCATTACAAGGAAAAAGTAATTTTTTTGAGAAAAGAGTAGGTGAATATACTATTGCTTTAAACACAAATGAAACATTAAATTTAGACGATGATGATTTTTAAAAATTGATACTTATATAATTAATAATGTTATTTATAATCCTAAAACATGGATACATCTCATCGTATGGATGGTTTTAAAACTATTTCCCAAGGGGGAGGAGGATTATTTTGTGGTGCTATAGCAATAACGAACGTGGTGAATAACGTTCAATGGTTGGACAATAAACCATATCGCGAAATTAAGATGCTATGTCGTTGGGTGGAAGAGAACCTTGTTTTGAAAGAAAGAGAAATTGGTCTAAAGATATCCAAGGTGATAGGAGATAACTTCAAAATACAAGTGATCGATTCTGTATGTCAGCTTCTTGAACTGAAATCTGATTACTATGGGAAGAATAAGGCTTCTATTCTCAAAGTAGATATGGACCAGCATATATTGGCAACCATTGTGAACACGGGAGGTCACTATGTGGCAATCATTTCGAGGAACAAACGCTTCTTCAAACTAGACTCGATGGGAACATTGATACAAGAAATGACACGTCTACGTGTGGAGAAATACATCAATAGTTGTTGTTTCGTGAGAATTACAATTTGAATTTTGCATTTACATAATTTTATATAAATTTAAATTTCTAATATAAATAATTATATCCATTAATTTCCTTAAGGAAAATATAATCTTTTTATTTTTATATATGATGATATATATTTTATTATAAAATAATTCATTTACTAGTAGAATATATTTTTTACATTCATTATTGAAGTAATTATTTAATACATTATATAATTTTTTATTTTTGTTTTCAAATAATATAGGTAATAATTTTAAATAACATTCAATTAAATAACTTACTTCTTTTTGATTATCTTTATTTGTATAAATAATTTCATTGAAATTATCATCATAAATTCCAATTTCTAAATATTTATAATCATTATTTTTTACAATATTGCTTAATAAATTAAATGATTTTATATATAGAGTTATTAATTCGTTAACATTGATATTCTTGAAGATTTTTATTTTTTTTTGTAAATTATTTGCTATACTTTTATTAGATATTTTTTTATATTTATATGGATCTTCTCGATTAGAGATGAAATATTTAAAGCCAAATCGCTGATAAAAACTTTGATTTTTAAATAGTAATTTCTGAAGAGATAAATCCATTGGAGTATTATCACAATAAACCTTTGTATCATCAAAAATAAAGCATTTATATACATCTATTTTTTTTAAAAAGTATAAAATAAAATCCATCATATTACTGCCCGATATATCATTGATTTTATGTATATTTGCTATATAACAATTATTTTTATTTAATTCATCCACTTGACTATAAAATTGTAGTAGAAATGGCTTAAGTAATGTTTTTCTTTTTTTTTCATAATATTCCAGATAATTTATTTTTTCATTATTGGTATTTTTCTTATAAAAGTATTTTATTGGATATATATTTTTCTTATAAGATATGTTGAATCTTGAACCATATGTTTTTATTATAAATTCAATATTAGAATACACATCCTTGAATGTATTATATTTTGTAATATATAGTATTTTCATTGCTATAATATTAATAATAAAAAAATGAAATTATGTTTTTATTCATTGATTCTTAATACAAAATATGACTACATCTATGACTACATCTACATCTATGAAAATAATTATTGTAAAAGAATTAAAAGTGATTCATGGTAGCAAATATGCTGTTTTGCTGAATAATGAAGTATTGCTTTTAGAGGATATAAACCACCGCTTGGATTATGAAGAAAATGAGGGTATAGTTCTTAATGTTGATATTATATATATATTAGATGATTTTTATAGTAAACTAATCAATATTTCAATATCTTTAATAGATATTAATAATGTTATTTCTATTGATGGTCAATATAGACCAACTGAAAATGGTATACCATTTAACAAAATTTGGGTAAAAATCCATTGGAAAGATTATAATAATAAAATTAACGAAAATTATACAATCGAAGACTTTAATTGTTTAGGATATCGAGATAAGAAACCCAGTAAGAATTCTTCTGGTAAAAAAAGATTATCCTTAGATAGTAACACATTTATGAGAAAAGCAATAGTTAATTTATTTAATTTAAATAATATAAACTTCAAAAAGCAATCTGTGATTTATGGAAGAACATCAATTGGAAAAAACACCAAGGATGAAAATTCAATTGATTCACAGTTTAAATGTGGATTTTATATATCACGAAAAAATAATCTATCTGTTGTCGATATGTTACTTCACAATGGTAAAACTGGAGGGAGTCATACAATGAAAACAAGGAATACATCTTGTCCATTGTTTATTCAATTTATTAATAGTGAATATGATACTTTAATTGTAAAATTTATTAATAGATTGTGTAGGAAAGTTTCTAAATTTATTGAATTGTTTTTACTTTTAAAATCACAAAATAAAAATATTATCACATTGATAAGTAATCCAATTAAAGATTATTGTCATGATATTAATACATATAATGATTATTTTCTAAATAATATTACTACTAAAGAAATAGATGTATTGATGGATAGAAGTAATTTCATAAAAAATCCAGCACCTGATGGTATGTATATGTCTTTAATATATAAATCTAGTTTTCTTGAAGAAATGCATGAAGCAGAATTAGTCTGGGTAAAAATATCTGCTGGGAGTCAAAGAAACGCAGATTTAAAAAAGAAAAGAAAATTAGAAGATTATGTTTCCATGGAGAATATTAATGCGGAGAATATTAGTGCACTCCGGTGTATTATATCCAAAAGCAAAGACGAAGAAACAATTAATAAAGCTTTGTTGAGACTAGAAGTTTTACATTCTTGGGTAGAACCTGAAGTAGAAAATCTATAATCATATTACATATGGAGTATCAGTAATACTTATTCCACAATATGGTTCAGGAGACTTCTTAAAATCCTGATATTTATATAATTTAAATTCAATAGATTTTTTTAATAAAAATTTAAAATTATTCCAAAATTCTTCTTTATGACCTATAGAATTAGTCATTATATGAGCTAATTCATGTAAAACTACGAAAAATATTGTATTGTCATTTATAAAACCATTATCTTTCTTATTCCTTAGACAAATTACTAATCTTTCACCTTTATTTACAGAATAAGATGTATTATTACTTCCTCCTGGTAATTCTGATAAAATCTTAGGATTATATCTATCCTTTAATTTTATTACACGTGGATCATTTGGATATTCTTCTACTAATTTATTAATTAAAGTTTTAATTTTAGAATCTAATAATTTAAATTTATTTATACTAACTTGCTTATCAGGTAAATCTCTAACGACCCAGCCATCTGGCGTTTTTATTAAATCATTATTAAAGGATTCATTTTTCATTAAAAACATAATTACTATTAAAAATAATATAATACATATTACTAATGTATCCATATTTTGTAATTCCTTAAACATATATATATATTATAATCTTATTTAAAAATTAGGGAACAATTCTTCTAGTGTATCTTTAACTTTACATGTATAAAAAATACTCTTTTGTATTGCTTTTAATTCTTTATCAAACTTGTATATTTTAAATTTGTTTTCATTTAATTTTATAAATTTTATTAATTTGGGATTATTAAGATTTTCCTTAATAAATGAAATATTGTCCTTATAATCTTTATCGAATTGTTTTTTAAATTCTTTCCTTTTATTAGAATTTAAATGTTTATCCTTCCATTCTAATAATTCTTTTAAATTTAAATCAGGTTCATTTTTAAATTTAATATTATTTAAATAGTTATAAAATTTTTTTTTATAAATTTCATGTTTCGTGTATCCAATTAATATATATATATATATATTATTCGATCTATTGAATTCTTTTTTTAAAAACAAAAATAATAAATATATATTTTTATTTTTATTTGTTGTTAAATTAACAGAACTTTTATTAATTTTACAAGCAATTAATTTATTAGATAAATTTTTAAATAATTTTAATTGTTTTATAACTCCTTTTTCACTGTATAATAAAATATTTATCGGATATATACATATAAAACTCATATTTTTTAATAAAGCATCCATAAGTAAATATAAAGTGGGAATTAATTTATTAATGTTGGATGGTAATATACGCGGTTTAAATAAATTTCTACTCATATGGATATATAATCAAAGTATATTTTAATTATATTATGCGTAGATACAATCACAATCCTCATCAGGAAGACCACATTCGTTACATTCTTTACTTCTATTTCGTTTATTCATCAATCTCTTCTTTATTGTAGGCATAAGAAGACATACCCTATCATTTATATCATTTATATTAGTAAGACCAATGGGTCTATCGCATTTCCCAAATGGTCGTTTGTGTCGTTTGTGTCGTCCTGTCAATAGTTGGTTGTGTTGCCATATGAATGGTCTTGGGTATTTTTTAGCTTGCTGACTTGTTAGTTTTGTCATGCTAATTACTACTACTGATTATTTATAATTTATAATATTTATCAAGGTTTATTATTTTAGTATCATTTTTTATTTAAAAATGTATTAATAGATGTAAGTTTACCTATGTTCTTATTTAAGCATAATGCAATTATTTTAATATTAGGGAACTTTACATCGCTTAAGATTTTAATAATATTGTTATTTATGTGTAAGAGTATATCTCTATATTTAAATTCTTCACCCGATGGCAACCTATTCTCTTTAATAATATTAAATAAAACTAAATCATACCCCAGTGGTATTTCAAATGGTAAGTCTATATGTCCTTTAAGAGTAATAATATCGTTATCTTGTTCTTCTCCATATGGAGAAAATAACCATATTACTATTTTCCATAGATATATAATCTCTTTACTAGAAACAGATTTATGAGACAAATCATGGTTAATTATATCACATAATTCATAAAATATAAGACAAGATTCATCATTAAATTTATCCATACTTAAAGATACATTACCAATTTTATAAATCCATTCCCAATTATCTTTAATACCAGACAACTTTAATATAATATCATGATGCTCGTGTTTTGGATAATTATAATTATCAATATTTTGATTGATTATCTGCTCATCCTTACCACGACCTGTTACCCCTTGGAATACTTCTAAATAAAAGGTCAAAGGTATTATAGTTAAATTAGGATTTATAGTAGGTAGTCCATTTAAGTAGAGTTGGTCTAGACTATTTTTATCGGAACCATGAGATGGGATAAAAACTTCGTGACCTTCGTTTTTATTTTTATCTCTTCCTTGGCCGCGTCGCCCAGCTCTCCCTTTGGCTTGAGTTATTTTTTGTAATTTAACCATTACATCATCTGATTCAGATAACGTCCATGGCATTATAACACTAACAACACCAGAGTTAACTCCTTGTCCTAATGCTTTAAAATCACCTATAACTATACCTAAATATCCATTGGATAATAGCTTGAGAATAAGTATTTGATAAGATATTGGCATATCTTTTGTAACAATTCCTATTCCATAGTGTAAGGCAATTAATACTTTATTATTCCAAGAAATTTTACTCTCTGTATCAGTTAGCATATTATATTTTAAATCTCTCAAGCAATCTATACGTTTATCTCTACTTATTTTTTTAATTGACAAAGAGTTGGGTTTAGATTCTTTATCAGGATTCAGTGTTAGCAATTCTTCTTCAATCGCATCTAAACGTTCTGATTGAATTATAGTGATATCTTCCTTTGTTTCAGAAATAATTTTTTCAATAGCATTTTTATCTTCGATAAGTTTTTTTAATCTATCATGGTCTTTCTCTCTATCAGAAGTCCAATTTGGATACTCAGTTTGATGTCTAAAATCCATTTCTTCAAGAATTAAATCTAAATATTCATAGCACATTTCGTTACTATCGTCAATTATTAAAGCAGGCTTCTTAACTTCATGTATAACATCTGTTAATGATTTCTTTAATTTATCTTTATCCTTTATGTCAATAAAAGAATTAAAATTTAATTTATCATCTGATATTTCACTTACTAAAGATTTAAAATCCATCTCTTCTTCATCAGAATCATACATTTCTGGTTCTGGTTCTGGGCAAGATGTCATTGACATGTCTTTCATAATTTTTATTATTTGTTTTTTTAGCTTGTCTAGGTCTTCAATCGACATAATTGTATATGGCAATGATGACTTCTTAAATATTTTATTTAAAATATCATTAGGATCATCATAACAATGATACAAGATTTCATACATTTGTTTTGATGTTAAATTAAAACTTGTATCTTTCTTAAATAATTTTTCTTCTTCAATAATTGCTATCGGATTAACCTGAAATATATCTGTCTCATCTGTCTCATCTGAATATGACACCATAGTTGAATCATGTGTAACAAAATATTTGTTATATGATATATGAGAAATATCTTTAGTATTATTACTTTTAATTTTATCGGATAAAAGTTTAACACTTTCCATACTCAAGGTAGCAGATAATCCAATTATTTGGAAATCAGATTTCCTATTAAGATAAGATAATATTGCTAAAGAATTACTCATTGTATCAGGAGTATCAACCATATTAATCGTATGAATCTCATCTATAATAACAATATCTGGCTTAATATTATGTGTCTTTTCAAAATTAAGAACTAAAGATGGTTCTCCAACAACAAATTGTGGATTTTCACACATAGTTTTTGAACTTTGATCTAATAGCAAAGCATATCCATTCTTACAATATTTAGATACATTCCCCATAACTTGACTGGCTACTAGGCCATTCGGTGTTAAGAAGAATACATTAATATTTGGATTAGACATGTTATAAATAGCAATAGCTTCAGCGATAATAGTTTTACCTGTACCTGTTTTAGAAGTACAGATAATATTATTTCCTTTTTTAGCTTCGTCTAGAAATTTCTGTTGAAAATCAGCACATGTGTGCTTCTCACCAAAAGTATATTCTGGAAAAAAAGGCAATAAACCCGATAATTGTAATTTCCACATATCCGTATTATCAATAATTTTATTCCTGATAACATCCATATACGGATGTTCACATGACATATATTTTAGATTTATCCAAATTTTAATTATTCTTAATTTTGTAATTTGTGAGGTTTTATTCTTAGTAGATGATTTATATTTTTTAAAATTGTTCTTTAAAACACGGATTAAAAATAATTCACTATTTTCTTTAGTCTTAAACATATAATACATATCATCTTGTAAATTAAAATGGTTGGGTACGTTTTTTAATAAAGATTCCCCTGATTTTAATAATTCATTATATTTTGATAATTTGTTGTTATATACTATTTTATCTTTTTTTGACATTTTAGATATAATTTTATTAGATAAAACAACAAATTTATCATCTATTTGTATATTATTCATATTATTTAATAATATATGAATAAATTCATCTTGTCTTTTATCCCAAGCATCAACTACTAATTTAGAAATTTTCTGGATAATTTTTTCATCTGTTAAAACCCCTCTAAGTTCTCTATGTTTTTTTTTTCTATCCTTATTACTATTCAATCGCTTATCTTTGTAATTTCTAAACTTGAAGGAGCGTTGTTTAGGCATTTTTTACTTTCTAACTTTCTAACTTTCTTATTTATATTTAACTATCCTTTTAAATGTATATTTCATTTTTTTAATTCTTTATAAATATATGTCTTCTAATAACATATCAAGGTATATTAATTATATTACTAAGTTAGAAAGTGAAAATAAAGACCTAATAAATATACTATTGAAGGAACAACAATCAAAAAACTTCTATAAGCAAAAATATATTTTTACATCAAATAAAAATAAAACATATATTGAAGTAATCAATAATATAAAAAAATATCTTAAAAAGACGACTTAAAGAATTTATATATATACAATATAAATGCCAAAATACATTATAGATCAAGTTATTCCTCAGAATAAATTTGAAAAAATACTAGAGTTATTAATAACATATAAGAAAATGAACCCAAGGGAAGATATTTACTTAAGTGAAAAATCAATAAAAAAGGTATTTAATTGGTATCAGGGAGTTAGTGATAATAATTCTTTATTAGATCCTAATGTTGAATCTTGAATTCATTGATTTTACTTGCATCGCTGGGACATTTAACCCCAGTAGATGTATATTTATAACACATATTATCAAAATCTTTATAAATTATGTTTTTACCATGATGTGGATATTTAATAATAGTTTTATATTCTGTATCGAATATATAAATTAGGAATATTCCAATGAATAAAGATAATAAGAACCAAAAGGGATTTAATAATTTCATTTATATTAAATTATTAGATTTAAATTATCAATAGAGATATCTTTAATTGATTCTTTACTAATATTTACATGTTTTATATCTCCTCCTTTTTTATCATCAACTGCTATTTCCTCTTCTTGTTCTTCTTCATCACTTTCATTTTCACTTGAATCATCCTCTTCTTGTTCTTCTATTTTTACATTTGTTTCATCCCCTGGTTCAATTATATCTTCACCTTCGGATTCTTCTAAATCTTCTACAGCCATTTCACCTTCTTCTTCTTCATTTTCATCCTCTGCGTCAGTATCAGTGGTTTCTCCTTCTTCTATTTCTTCTTCACTCGCATCACTATTTTTTAATTCTTCTTTAGCAATTAACTTGTCTTCATCTGACATTTCCATTGGTTTTAATAATTCTTCTTTTTCATTTTCAGTAATATGACTTATATTTATATCTTTGCTTGTAGGTTTTTTAACTTTTATAATTTTATCCCCTGATATGCTAACTAACGGGTCTTGAATATAGAAGTTATAAAAAATATTTGAAATATATTCTATTCTATTTTTATTATTTAAGCTTTCCTCATCAATTGTATTTTGAAGTTTTATATATTTTTTTGAAATTAAAAACCAATTTAGTATACATTTAATAGATTTCTCATCTAAGTTAATGTTTTTTGAAAGTGATTTTATTTTAATATTATCAATATTTTTTTCATTTAAAAATATTTTTTTAATCTTCAGAAAAACTATAGAATCTAATTCACTAACATAGCTATAATATTTTTTCCTTTTCTTAAATAAAATATATAATTCATGTTTTAAATTACTTAATTGTAAATTTAATTGCTTCTTTAATTTATCAAAGTCGTCAAATATTTTATTTAAGTTCTCATATTCTTCATTGTTTTTTATTAATTTTTCTTTTATATCTTCAAATATTTTAATATCTTTACTAGATAATGATATATCAGAATACATTAATAAATTATTTAATTCATAAATTAATAACTTTTTTTTATCAATATTCTTGTCTTTTTCTTTATATAAATTAATAGTTTTGCCGAAAACTAATTTTATTGTTGTTTTATTATCTTTAGATTTTAATTCTAAAGAATCATCTAATATTCTTCTAGTATAATTATCATCTTTTGAATAATATAATTGTATGTATCTATCAAATTGAGGATATCCTACATTCTTTATTTGCTTTAAGTATTTTTCATAATAATTCATTTATATAAATTATTCTTATATTTAATTATGCTATAAAATTATAATTAAATATTAATAAAAAGATATTAATATTGAATATGTATAATAATATTACTTAGCAATATTTATTGAATTTATAAACCACAGTCTTAGTTTTTGCAGGACCGAATTCAATAATTTTTTTTACATATAATTTACATTTACCCTTATCTACTCCAGATAATGGAGTATATTCAAATGAAGGTTTATCTTTCTTTTTAGCATCCATTAATTTAATAAAATATGGATTTAACTTTTTTTTAGGTTTTACATTTTTAGGAGCTTGTTTCTTTTTATTTTTAGGAGCTTGTTTCTTTTTATTTTTAGCCATTATATTATTGGCTTATATTTTTTTTATCATGTAATTTATAATAAATTAATAAAAATAAAAATAAAATAAATATAAATAAAATTAAATTAAATATATTAGAATATAAATTTGATTTTTTCATATATTATTAATAATAAAATTATATAATAAATTATTATAGAATGGTGAGTGAAATATCTATACCAACAAGTATTATATACATTGTTAAAATATTTATAATATTAGGATTAATTTTTTTTCCAATAATAATTTTTATGGGATTATACTATTATTTATCTGCATTTATAAATAGGAAAATAAAATTTTTACTATTTGATAATTTAAAAGATAATCCATTAATGTTTAAATATATATTTATTATATCTATTATTGTAAAATTTTTTATATTTTTTGGATTATTAAAATTAATATTACAATCATTAATAACTTATTTATTTTTTAATTTTGAGGATCCAAATGATTTAAATTGTGAAATGGCTGAAATGTCGAAAAAACTTGCTACCGTATTTTCAGTTATATTTTTTGTTATATATGAACTAATATTATTTCCTTTTAATTTTATAATATTTTTTAATAAATCATTTATATATTATATTAAAAAATTTATTAATATATTAATAAAAAATAAAACAGATGAATCGAATAATAAATTTAAGAATTTAAGAAATTCATTAAATTCTTTAAATAATGATTGGACAAAATATATAAATACAGATATAAAAAAAATATTAAATAAAGCTACCAAAGATATGGCAGATATGGTTGAATCATACCCAATGAAATTTATTAATATAATTATTAATTTATTAAATATATCTTCTAATAATAATAAAAAATTATCTATTGATGAAGAAATTGAAATAAATAAAAATATAATTGCATCTAATATATCTGGTAGAATAACAGTTCCTATTATTTATTTAGGTATTATTTATTTAGGATTATATTATTTATTTACTGGCTCTTTGTTTATCATAAGAATAATAATTTTTATATTAATTTTAATTATTACAATGTTATTTATTTATCCTCCATTAATAACTTCTACTATTATTAATGGATTTGTAGCATTTATATTCTCCATTAAAAATTTAAACTCATCTAATAATAATTTTTTAAAAAAAATAATCGATGATTTTTCAATAGTAAAATTAGATATTAACAATATATTCTTCGCTATTTTTGAATTAATTAAATCAGAAAAGAACTAAAATATTTATTATATATTTATTATATAGATGGATTTTGATAGTTTAAAAAAATTTATAAATATTGTTCCTAATATTGACAATAATATAGCATTAATCTGCTATAACAGTTGTAATTTAAAGACAAGCGGGTTGCTTAATAATAAAGATCTAATTATTAAAAGTATTTTACCCAATCTTGATTCTGATACAAGTAATCCAATTATAACTATTAATAATGATAATAATTTATTTATTACTTTTAATGATATAGAAGATAAAAATTATAAGTATGAATTTAAATTTATTACTTTTGTTAAGAATATAGAAAATAATATATATTTAACTTTAATTTTTAAAAATAAATCTAATAGAATAATAATAGTAAAAATACCTTTGAGTAAAACATCTGATGTAGAAAATGAAGTTGATAAATTATTATTTCCAATTTTAAATAAACAAGAATCTATATCTGAAAATACTATAAATTTAAATTTAAGTAAATTTATTCCTAATAATAATAGTTTTTATTTTACAACCATTCAATCTGACATTTTATTAATATTATTCAAATATTCTATTAAAATCAATAATGAAAATTTTGATAAACTATTAGATAATATACATTCCGATGTAACAACTAATAATATCTTAACTAGTCCTTTATTTTTTAACGAAGGTAATGAGAAATCTGATAATAAAATATGTAAATCATCTGAGGTTTTAATTAATTCATTAATTAATAATGAAGAAAATAAAGATTCGAAAGCATCTGAAGAAAATAAAGATTCGAAAGCATCTGAAGAATATAAAGATTCGAAAGCATCTGAAGAAAATAAAAATAATATTATAAATATTATTTTTTTAATTATTAATATTTTTATCACTATTATTTTTTTACTTGTGAATATATTATATTTTAAAAAAAAGAAACATTGGTATTTATATTTAATAATTATTATTTTAATTTTTATTACTTTTTATATGTATAAAAATTTTTATTATATTATTAGCTTAATTTATATTTTATTTATAATTATTTTAACATATGTGTTTTATAGACAAAATTCACAACAATATCTACAGCCCAGTGTAGAAATGATGGGAGGTTCATTAGAAAGATTAGTTTATATTAAAAAAAAAAATAGTAATAGTAATAGTAATAATAATCATAATAATCATAATATAAAATTAATTACGGAAAATACTAATGATAATAAATTAATTAATTATATTCGTAAGTTATATAATAGTATTAAAAAATAATTTAAAATATTGCTCCAACCATATTACCAGAATTACCCATTGGACAATTTAATCCTTGTGCGTTTAATTCATTATTAAAAGCTGCAACAGGAGTACATCTATTATTTAAATTACCTGTGCCCATCGAACCATTACTAGAACACTGATTTAAGCATTGAGTATTATTTGGGTCTATTACTTTTTGTTCTTCATTTTTAGGAAGAGGATAATTCTCTTCTTGTCCTTTAAACGAACTTGTAGGAGCAGATGAGAGTATATTATTACCGAAATGTGGCTGATTTGTTTGCATAATAGACATAATAAATGCTATACCTACTAATAATGCTAATACAGGATCTTTTTGACCTAAATAAACAATTACAAGTAGCATTAATATTTTAACAAAAATATTATTAAATATTTCATTTAAACTTTGTGTTAATCTTGGAACTAAAGCTGTTGTGTATAAAATTAATAAAATAATTAAAATTAATCTAATTGATGGTATTTCTAAAAAATTTAAAGAATTATTTACAAATAAACTAGTTTCATCTAAAAATCTTTTTAGATCGCTCATTATATATTTTACAAATAAAATAATTATTTTATTATACTTAAGTAATGATTGTTTTTGTATAAAGATATATTTTTATACAAAAAATAAATATGGCAAATTATGAATATCATAGATTAATAGGAAAATTATTATTTCCTTTAAGATTTATATTATTAATTAATTTTTATTTGATTATTATTATAAGTATATATACTTTAGGTATATTTTCTAAATATTATACAAATAAATTTTTAGTTTTTATGAATAAATTATGTATTTACATTAGTGGAATAAATTTACATATAGAAGGAAGAGAAAATTTATCTAATAAAAAAAAAATTATTATTTCTAATCATATAAATATATTTGATATTCATTTAATAATTAATATATTTAATAAAATACTACCATTTATTGCTAGTAATTACTTATATATTTATCCACTTAATAAGTTATTTGATTATTCAGACTCGGTTATTATTAATAAGCATAAAAATACAGGTGGAATTGATAAAATTAAAAAGCATTTTAATAATAAAAATGAATTAGTGATATTTCCAGACGCATGTAACATAATTCCAAATAATTTAAATATTTCTTCTTTTAAAAATGGTGCTTTCGTTCATAAATTACCTATACAACCTATTATCATTAGATATGTTCCTAGTTCTAATAAAAATGTAAATATTAATAATAATTCACTTATTATTAATTTATGTAAATTCTTAATGGATGGACATATTGATGTATTTATTAAGATATTACCACTAGAAGAATATAAAGATCATTATAAAGATGATTATAAAAATTTAATATATAAAAAAATGTCAGATGGATTAAAATTACTACCAAATCAATATCCTCCTGGAATTATTTTTATTAAGAAGAATTACAGTGTAATTAGTAAAATATTTTTATATTTTTATTTTACCATAGGTATTTTAAATTATATTTCGAGTAATTATTATAAATCTAGTAGTTATTTATTATTTTTTATAAGTAATTACTTTAATTATAAATATAATACAAATAACACCCAGATATTCACAATTTTAATAAATTTCATAATTATTTATCATTATATAAAATAATGTTTAAAATAATAATTAAATTTAAAAATTTTTTAGATATACAATTGCTAATTAATATTAATAAAAAACCAAAAAAATATCATTTGTGATTAATATTTATTTGATAATCTATCATTCTTTTGTAATATAGTATTTTTTACTATATTATATTTATTAATTCTTCTTACGGCATTTGTAAATATTTTTTATCCATTATATTCAATTAATGTTTATATAAAGTATATGGTTTATTATATTGGAACTTCTGGAGAAATGGATTTATCTAAAGATAAATGGTTTTCACTTGGATTTAATTCTTTAGAAGTAAATTATACATTTTATAAACAACCAAAAGATGATACATTTATTAAATGGAAAGAACAATCACCAAAATCTTTTAAATATACAATTAAAGTTAATAAATTTATTACTCATATGAAAAAATTAGTAGATTTTAATGAAGTCTGGGAACAATATTGGAATGGATATCAGCTTTTGGGAAATAAATTAGGATGTTTATTATTTCAATTTCCTCCTGGACTTAAGAACTCATCGCATAAGGGTGTAAATAACTTAACTCCATTTCAGAGATTAGAAAATATGTGTAAACACTTAAGAAAAATAACTGATGTTTGTATTGCTATTGAATTTAGAGATATGAGTTGGTTTATTAAAGAAATTATACAATTGTTAAAAAAATATAATATAGCATTAGTAATCGATGTAACAAAAGAAGATAGGTCTTATTTTGGTAATATGAATCCAGATATATTTCCAAATATATCTACAGCTAATTATTCATATATTAGACTACATGGAAGTAAAGGTAAATTTAAAGGACGATATTCCGATGATAAATTAAATGAAATAAAAAATTTATTAAAGAAATTTAATAATAAAACTAATTTTATTTACTTTAATAATACATTTCTTTCAAAAGGAAATAAAAATTGTAGTATTAATAATATGAATATAAAAAGAGCAGCCATATGTGATGCCTTAAAATTTAAAAATATAATTTAATTATATAATGAATTGTCCGATATATTTGCCAGATATTGACATAAATAAAGAGTGGAAAAACACATTTTTAGGTTTCTTTAGATTAAAAAATAAACCATCTGATGCTTGGATACATCAATATATAAAAATATTAAATAATAAATATAATAAATATTATAAAAAAAATCCGCATTATTATATAAAAAATCCATATTATTATGAAGATAATAATATTTGTGTTAATATATGTGAAGTAATATAATTAATATACTTGGGAAAAAAGTTAATTATTAAATAACTATTATAAATATATGTATATATATTTAACTTTCCTATTAACTTTTTATTTTACGAGTAGTTTGATATTTATAAATGATATATATTATAAAAAAGAAAAAGATAAATTAATTCAATATAAAAATATATTACCAGTTGTGTTAAAAAATACATTTATTTATGTTCCAGTTATAACAATACCATATGAATATACTTGCTTAAATAATCAAGATTTATCTTATATATATAGTTTATTTAGAATAGTATCTGGTATAATATTAATTGATTTCTTTTTTTATATATCACATAGAATAATGCATATTCCAAAAATATATAAATGGTCACATAAATTACATCATATTTATAAAGAACCTGTATGTATAGAAGCATTATATTTACATTGGTTTGATTTATATATAGGTAATATAATTCCTATATATCTTCCTATTATTTATACTAATATTAATGTTCACATAATTTATACATTTATTATAATAGCAAATACCTTATTATCACATTCGGATTTAATAGATAATTTTCATAGAAATCATCATTTATATTTTAATTGTAATTTTGGATTAGGATATTATATGGATAAAATATTTAATACTAAATATTTAAAATAATAGATATGCTTAAATTACATTTATCTATTATATAATGAATTATTTAATAGATAAAGATGAAGATTTTATTATTGTTAATTCCTTATTATATAAAATAGATGAATTAGATGCATTTGAAATATCAGATAGTAACGATTTAATAATATCGTTTGATGCAATGGAATTATTAAATAGTATTTATTATACATATAAATCAGCAGATGATATATGTTATCAATTTTTAATTGACTCAAGAAGAACTTCTATTTACTTCAAAAATAAAAAACTAAAAATAAAAAACTTAATAAATATATTAATTGATAAGAATATAAAATTATTTTTATATAAAAAATTATCTTTTACACAGGCATTATATTATTGGCCTTATAAAATTATAAAAGAAAATTATATTGATAATAACAATGTTCATTTGGGTGAAACTGTTTCAAAGCAAAGTAATAATTATGTTAAGATTACAGATAAAGATAATTTTATATTTTATAAAAAATTAAGATTATTTAAAATAAATGATAAAGATGAAGATGAAACTATTAAAATATTTAATATTGAAATACATTTATCTTTTAATGACCAATCATTACTTATTATATCATAGTTTTAATTATAACTATAAAGCATATTGCAATTATTTAATTTTTTTGAATTCTGCCATGCTCTTAATTTAATTTTAGATAGATATTGAGAATATATTCTAACTAAATTACCAAATTCACTTTTATATAAATTACTTATTATATATATATCCATTGCGCAATTTAAATTTTTTATTTCTTTATTAGGAATCCAAGATATATTTATTTTTTTTACTAGTAATCCATTAGTCCTTTTATTTCTTGAAAAAGTTAAATCCTGAACATATTGTAGCATTTTATTTCCTAAATTATTTTTTAACATTATATTTAATATTTCATTATTATTTGATTTATCAACTAAATTACTAGGAATTATATTCTTTAAGTATTCGTTTATTATATTATTCATTTTTATATAATATAGTCATATTATTTATCGTAGCGAATACCTAATCCAACAGGGAATCTTGGTATTCCATCATCAGTTAACTCAAAATACTTAACTGTTAATAAATGTCCAATATATTCTTTAGCATTCTTATATAATTCATGTCTTTCTTCTTCTGTCCCCTTGGGTCTAACATTAAATTCATGTCCTGTTGAAGTCACACACTTCCATATAACCAAAGGTTTTCCATCACGATCTTCTTTTGAAAATCCAATTATTTTAAATTCATCATCCTTAAACATCTTAACTTTTAATAAATACTTACTTCTCTTATCTAACTCATATGGAGCATCCATATTCTTTAGCATTAATCCCTCATACCCATCTTTAACTAATCTATTATGAACTATTAGTATATCCTCTTTTTTATTTATCGATATCAATGGTTCAATAACTATGGGAGTTCCTTTAAATAATGATTTAAATGTTTCGAGTAGTTTAAATCTATTTATATAAGACATATTTAAGTCTTTTAAGTTAATTAAATCAAAAATATAATATTTTAAAGTTTTAATTTCTTTCATTTTATCATCCGGAATAGGTCCTTTTTTCAATCTTAATAAACCTTGTGAATGTTGAAATGACATACTATTATGAACATATAATTCCCCATCAAATACCAAGTTATCACATTTCATCTTCTTATAAATAACCTCAAATACTGACGTAATGTGCTCAACTACTGGTGTAAAATATTCTATACCATTTCTACTTTCCATAACAATACGACCCTTTTTATAATATAATAGTGCTCTGGTGCCATCTAGTTTAGCTTGTCCAATGACTCTTCCATCAAGCATAAATTGATATTTTTTATCATTTTTATACGATTGTGCTAACATTGGACGCAGTTTCTTATCCTTCCTCATTACTTCTTCTTTGGTCATTGTAGGTATTTTTTCAGTATATAATTCCTTATTTAGCTTATTCATCCATTTACTCAAAGCTTCTGCTTCTGCTTGTTCTTTAATAGTTTTTTTACTTTTGGCACGGACTATTTCTCTTTTATGTATAATCTTTTTGCCATCTCGTAAACCATTACTAGTTTCAAGTATATACTTATTATTGTTCTCTATAACTTTAATTGACCATTCTCGAATTTTCCCCTTTGCATCTAATTTAAAAAGAGGTTTAAGTGTCATTATATATATTAATATAATAACAGTTTTTATATAAAATAAATCAGTTTTTAAAAAAAATTGATTTATAAGATTAATATGATAATATTAGTAGTAATATGGATAAACGTTTACGTTCTGCATTGTCCATTGGGTATCTATCTAAGCAAAGACATGATGTATATATATTGGACGAATATAATATTAAAACAAATTTAAATAATGATGAAGTATATTATAAATATACTAATAATAAAAATTATGAGTCGAATCCAAATCCGGAATTTTGCATTCCAACGCATAATCCTATTCCTAAAAGTATATTTTATGGATTATATTCTTTTACTGTTAGGGATAATACTATATTATTAAATATATTAATAAATGAGAATAATGGTCAATGTGTATTATATAGAAGTAATAATTATATTAAAAAACAATATATAATAAATAAGATATCATATATCGATGGTAGTATAATAGCGTATAGTTCATCATATCCGAAACTTAAATTAGAAGTAAAAATGTTTAAGGATTATAGATTATCTTCTAATTTAAAATTAATACTAGAAAATTATAGATATAAATATTGGGTTGAATCTAGTTTAGTTTCTTCTCGATATGATAATCGATATGATAAATTTTATTTTGATATAAACAAAACAACTGATCTGGAATTAACTGAAATGGATAATTGTAAAGAAAATAGAAGTAAATATTGTCTATTGTCAGCATTACAAAGGTTAGCTGTTTATAAATCATTATATTATATTTTACCTGATATATACTTATTAGGTAAAGCATTCAAAATGTTTTGTAAAAGACAACATGGAATTAATCACAATGCTTTCTTAAAAGCACATAAAAATTATTAAATAAATTATAATAGTATGAATTCTAAAATATTAATAAATTGGCACACACATTCATTATTATCATTACATGAGAATATAACTTTAATTATTAAAAAGCATATTTTATTTATAACACCTACAATTATAAATTCATTTTATTCATATAATAACTTAATGGAATTATATTTTAAATATATAAGTTTAAAATTAGGTTATGATGTGAGTAATGTGATAAGATTACAAGATAAACTTAAAAAAGAAGAATTATTAGAATTAATGTGTTCTAATACTATTAGAAAAGCATTATTACCTTTTTATAGAAATAATTTATATGATGATTTGATAAATAAACTAGGCGAACCTATTAACTTGCGTAATGAATTTTTAGTTAGGTATAAAGTAGGTGATTTTATTATATCTTATAATAAAAAATTTATTGATGTTAATTATTTATTAAAAGATTATATTGAAAATAATTGCTTTAATTTAAAATTATTTAAAATTACAAAAATTTTAAATAAATCTTATAAAGTAAGTAAATATTATATTAAAAATTATATTTATAAAAGCAAAATAGATGATTTTCGATATAAAAAATGTTTTAAGAATAGATGTTATTATGATATAACAAAACAAGATTTTGTTTATAAAAATTATAAACGATATAATATAAATGATTTAGAATTTATATTAGATTATAATAAAAGTATTATTTATGATAATATTTCTATTCCTGTTATTAATAATATGAATAATTTATTAAATGTAACATCAATTAATTTTAAATTAAATCTTATTTAAACAATCAATAAGTTGAGCAATAGTACTTTCTAATGTAATAACTTTTCTACTATGTTTATTCGATTCCATATAACTAATTAATTTAATAATCTTTAATTTTTGTTCATCTGGTATATCAATTTTACATATATATATTAAAATATGTGAATAAAAATTATTAATATTATATTTCTTTTTTAAGTAATTCGTTAATAAAGAAATACAATTATTCATAATAATAAATGGTTCAATCGTTCCAATTTTAGACAATTCACTAGTAAATTCATTTAATATTGTTTCATTATCAAATTCAATATTACATTGAATTTTATTTTCTTTTGAGAGTAATTTCATATAAAATATAAATTTTATTTTTTTAATTGATAATATATTATTAAAAGATGCTAATTTAATATAGTTATCTAATTTTATTAAACGAAAATTATATTTTTTTGATAAATATTTATAGAATATAATAGCATCTGAATTATTTATACATGGAACTCTTATTAATAAAAATCTACTTATTAAAGGATAAATTATTTTATTTATTTTAGAAGAATGTAAAATCATTCTCAAATTACCTGCTTCAAATATTCTTCTTAACTCCTGTTGTGTTTTAACTTCCAATAAATCAAAATAATAAATAACAACTAATTTATATGGTAAATTAATTATTGATTTATTAGATTTATAATTATTAATAAATGTACTAATATTTTTATTTATATTTTTAATGTTTTCTTTAACATTAATTTCAATATGATAACTTGAAAAATTATAATTAATATTATATTCAGTAGTATTTTTTAGAAATATTATATTAAATAATTTTAATAAAAATAATTTAATTAAAATAGTTTTACCTTCATATCCATAAAATAATAAATTAGGAAAATTATGTTTCTTAATTAATATTAATTTGTTACATATATTTTTATGTAATAATGATTCTTGCAATTTAGAAGGTATGTTTTCTTTAATAAATTTTTCTATCATTATTGATAAGTTATAAATACATTTATAAGTAATAACTTTCATATTAAATAACCAATGGTTTATTTATTTAATAGTCATATGTATTACATGTATTTATACAAAAATTATTTATTCAAATTTAAAACCTCATCCACCTTTTTGAATATTGAATAACTTAGCAGCGGATCACCCTCCTCCTTTTTTAATATAAACTTTTTTACTTTTAATATAAACTTTTTTCCCAGCTTTCATATAATATAATCCTCCTCTTTTACCCATGTGAATTTTTCTATTCGGCATTATATATTTTATATAGAAATTCTTTAAAAATTTTATTTCGATAAGTTTTATTTGTTTGTAATTTATTAATATAAGATAAATTTATCTCCCATTTTGACTCAATAAATCTAGTTTTATCTTCTTTTACAAAAACCATATATGTATTAATTAAATTATTAATTAAAGTATCTATGACATGATTACTATTATCTAATATCCAATTATCTACATAATAGTAAATTTTTTTATCATTATTTTTTATAGGTATATTATCTTTATTATAAACTGTTAGAAGAATTTTTAAATCTGCATCTATATTATGTTTTGATAAGCACACGTCTATAAATTTAGAATCTAATTTATATCCGTTTTCTAAAAATAAAAAATTATTTAATATACATTTTTTAGAATTAATTTTTTTTTTAATTTCTGATATATCACTTTTAATTTTACTAATATCATTTTGAAGCTCCAAAAGAATAGAATATATTTTATCCATTAATTAATATAAAGAGTTTATTCTCTATATAAAGAATATGGAATATCTAATAGATAAAATAATTAAAAATTTAGAAGAAATTAAAACAGAAGAAAAAAAAAATATATTTCAAGATAGATTAAATAATATATTTTTAGATACAAATGAAATATTAAAATTAATTAATGCTATTAAAGTAAATAATAAAGATATAATATTAAATTACATTGAAGAGAAAGATAATAATAATAATATTATGAAGAAATTATATCCATTTTACTGGGTTATATTAAACTCCATTGCTGAATAGCAGGAGTATTATTTTCATCACAGGGTACAGTAATTAATTTTTCTATACCTGCTTCATTAAATATTTGTTCATTGCCTATTGGTTGAATTAAACTATTTTTTTCACCTATTGATACCGATACACATTGACCTAAATCAGAATATGGACTCATCCTATTTTTATTAAACTTCCATTTTTGACTATTATTTCCATTTTCATCACATTTATCTATAAAAATATCTTCTTCATTATATGTTAAGCATAAATTATTATTATATTTTGGTCTTAATTGTAAATCTTTAGTATATTGAAATTGCTGAGTAAAATTAGCAAATTCACTATTCTTATTCGGTTTTGAAGACATATATGCAGCCGATGAATTTTTACCACTACCCGCAGAAACTGAAACATATTTATCAGGTTTACTTAAATTTACTAATTGCTGATAAACTATATTTTCACTCCCAGCAGGTCCTTGTTCTCCTTGTTCTCCAGGTGGTCCTTTAAATCCTCTAAATTTTTGATTTGAAAATAAATCAACTGTAGTTTTAAAAGAATTATTTAAATTAGTAATCATTTCTTCTAGTTCTTTTATTTTACTATTATCGCTTTCTGTAAAATGTTCATTTTTATTTAATGAAATAACCAACATTAGTAGTAATAATAATATTATAACAAATATTTTTCTATCTATCATTATATTTTTAATAGATTTTTTATTTTAACATATCATATAGTTCTTTGTCCATAAAACTTATTGACGGATGACTACAATATATATGTTTTTTCCCGTTATCTTCTACAATATTTATATTCATTTTTACATTACTTTTTAAATTAATAATACAATTATTTTTAACATCTATATTTTCTTTTAATTCAAATGTTTCTATCTTTATAAATTTATTGTCTATATTATTAAAAAAATCATTTTTTTTAAATAAATCTTTTATTATTAAGAAATTCTTATAAATAAATTTTAATTGATCTAAATTTTCTCTTAGATCATCATCAACATAAAAAGCATAAATATAGAATATTATATTTTTTAATTCTATATTGAAATTAATATCAGATAAAAATGATATATTAATAATATTATCAATATATTGAACTATCATATTCCTATTTACAGAAGAAACAAAATATTCATTATTATATTTATAACATAAGAAAAACATATATTTTTTACCATTTATATTTAAAATATTTCGCTTGTCGTTTGATATTATATTCATTAATTATTAATATACTATTATCTTTAAATCTTCTTTTCTTTTATTCTTTTATATCTTAAAATAGCCATAGCCGTACATATCAATCCATCCATAATATTATCTATGGCTAATTCTAAATCACTATTATCTTCTGCATCTCTATTAATCTGAACCCCATGACCATATTTCTTATACCCCATTTTCATTCTATCTTTTAGCAAATTCAATATAATCTTATTATCATCAGCATCATCAATGGTTTTTATCTTGTCTGGTTCAGGTTCAATTCTTTTTATTTTCCTATTATTAACTAATAAATCAAAAGTATCGTCCATTTTAGTTTTAAATAAATGTTTCTTTTAAATAAAATTATTATTTTTTATAATTATTCTTAAATTAAATTAATTTTAAAAATTTATTATAGTTAATTTTATATTTTATCATATATACTTTAAGTGTATCAACTTTATTAATATTTTTATTTTTTTTATCTATTCTTAAAAAAAATTTGTATAATATTATTAATAAAATCAATGGATATTCGTATGGTGTACTAATACTTTTAAATATTTTTAGTTTGTTTAATACTATTGGAGCATTGATATATGGATTAAAATTCTTTTTTTGAGATGCAAATAAATTATAATACCCTGTGCTTAATATATTAAAGTAATCACTATCATAATTTGAATTTAAGAATAAACCATTATTGATAATATTCGCATCATTAAAAGATTTCATACAAATAGTATATTTATTAAAATCTTTAATTGTATGAAAATTATCATATAATGTAAAAGGGATAAAAGAATTATTGTATAAATTATTACATATTTTATTTAATGACAATTTTTTCTTTATAAATAAATTTAATAATTCATCATATGTGAAAGATATATCCTTTATATTATATGAAATATCTATTGGTTTTTTTGGATTTAAAAATGTAATTTCATATAAATTATTTAAAATATATCTAATATCACCATTACCACTATTATATATTTCTTTAATTATTTTATAATCTAAATTTATATTTTCTTTTTTTAATATATTTCTAATAAAATATACAACTTCATCATATTTAGGTTTTAATAATTCTATTGAAAATATATTTTTATTGGTTAAATTATTAATTTTATCTGTAATAAAGAATACTATTTTATTATATTTTGTAGATATTTTAATTAATTCATTGATTTGTTTTTTATCTTTTATTAAATTAATATTATCTAATAAAATACAAATTGTTCTATCATTCATAAATGATAAAATATTTTTAAATTTTAAATTTTTAATCAAAATATTCTTAACATTAGAATATTTATTATTTGTATTAATATTAATTACTTTTAAATTATTTATTTTAGAAAATAATTCAAATAATAATGTTTTACCACATCCAATAGGACCTCCTATTATAATTACATTTCTTTTATCAGTCCCATTTAAATAATTTTCATACCATTCTTTTAGTAGTCTTATGCATTTTTTATTATCAATAAAATTTTTAAAATTCTTAGGTTTATATTTTTCAATCCACATATTATAATAAAACCTTATTGTTTTAAATATTACCACATATGACTTTTATTATTATTTAATATTATTGTATATCTACTTTTTATTTTATTTATATATTCTATTCTTATTCCGTTATATATATTTATGATAGATATATCAAATAATTCACATATTAGAAGTAAAAATGGATCAGATATAGAACATAAATAACCATTATTTACTTCATTTACATCATATGATTTAATATGCTCAAAATTTTCTTCTTTTTCTTTCTCACTTAACTTACCACCTTGCCATATTACACTACTAGTAAATTTGTTATTTTTTTTTAGAGATGTTATTAAGAATAAAATAGTAATTCTTTTATTTTTATCTACCTTATTCATTTCATTAAATAATTTATCTTCCTCTAATCTATTTAAAATAGAAGTCCAAAAACAAGCCATTGTATAATTAATTAAAAATAAAATATTAATATATATATGATATTAAATAATATTAAAAAGAAATTAAATACTAAAGTTATGGAATATAATAAGCTTGAAAAGAATTCATCTAATTTACATAAATCTATTAAAAAGAAACCCATTAAAAAGAAACCTATTAAAAAGAAACCTGTTAAAAAGAAACCTGTTAAAAAGAAATCTATTAAAAAAGGAGGTAATAATAATAATAATAATAATAATAATAATAATAATAATAGTAAATTAAGTGGAGAAGAATTATCAGATTATATAGAAGAACATCGGGATCATATAGGTATTTTAGATACAGAAGGTAAATATCTTAACCCCTTGACTGGAACTCCTTATAAAAATTTATACACAGATGATTCAAATAGACCAGGCAGTTATACTGAAATATCGAAAGCGTGGTCATCATTACCCGGATACACTTATGGTGCCAAAAAAATAATTGATGATATCAGGGAACATCAAGTTGAAATGGTAGTAGCTGGAACAGGTTCTGGTAAAACTGTCTTAGTTCCAAAATACGCATTAGCTGCGTTAGATTATCAACAAGTAGTTATATCAACAAATCCAAAAAGAACTCCTACGATAAGTAATGCTAAATTTGCGGCGAAATGTCTAGATGTTAAATTAGGAGACGAAGTCGGTTATGCGATTAGTGGTGATAAAAAAATAAGTGATAAAACTAAATTAATTTTTTGCACAGATGGATGGGTTCGTGCTAAAATTTTAGGGGATGACCCAACATTAGAAAAAATGAATATAGGATGTGTTATTATAGATGAAGTCCATGAGAGAGGAGTTAATATTGATTTACTGTTATATCTACTAAAAGATGTTTGTAGGAAGAGACCAGATTTTAAATTAATTATAGTAAGTGCTACCGTCGATGTCCGTCCTTTTAGAAGTTATTATTCAAATGATTTTAAATTTGGTGAATTAGATTTACCTGCGGAAACTAATTATCCTATTACTCCTCATTTTTTAAAAGAACCCACCAAAAACTATATGGCAAAAGGTATTGATACTATTGTTGAAATTCTAAAGAAAAACGATGAAGATACAAGTGGAAATGCGATTGTTTTTTTTGTTACCAGTCCAGGTGAATGCGGAATGGGGTGTTCGATGCTGGAAAATAAAGTTAAATCTCTTAAAAAGAATGGTTTAGATATTAACTTATATTGTGGAGTATTAGCAGGTAATATCACAAATGAAGAAAGAGAATTAGCAATTAGTGAATCCAAATATAAAAAATTAGGTTATAATAGGAAAGTAATATTTGCCACTAACGCTGTTGAATCATCATTAACAGTTGCGGATTTAAAATATGTTATCGATAGTGGAATGGAAAAGTTTCCAAGTTATAATCCCGACATAATGGCTTCGTCATTAATGTTACAATTTGTAACTGAAGCTCAGGCAAAACAAAGAAAAGGTCGATGTGGTAGAACTTTCCCAGGTGAATGGTATCCATTGTATACTGAAAAACAATATGAATCATTTATGAAATATCCTTTATGTGAAATTCAAAAGGAAAATTTAACAGAATATATATTAAATTTTTTTTCAGGTAATTTAGGAGTAGATAATGTAATCGATTTAATTCAATTATTAAATTCCTTAATCACAATTCCATTTAAGAATTATGTTAAATCAGCATTAGATATTTTAACAGCATTAGGTGCTATTAAAATAACACAAGTTGCGGGTGATAATAAAATTAATAATAAAAAGAATAATAATAATAAAAAGAATAATAAATTTGTTGACACTAATATTAAATTAAATATAGATGATTTTCAAAATGGTGTTTTATCTGACATAGGACACGAAATGAATAAATTTAGAAATTCAGATGTTGAAATTAAGAGAATGTTAGTTGCATCTAAAGAAGTATCTAAAGAATTAGGAGTAGATATAAAAGGACATGTTTGTGATATGGCAGGTATTTTTGGAGCAACAGAAGGTAAAATTGATAAAATATTTATGTCATTTAAGCCTAGTGTAAAGAAGCCCTCTGCGAATTCTAATAAAAAAAAGCAAGTAGAATATAAAAAAATAGAGCAAAGAGAAAGAAATATATATAATTCTAAAATTAAAGAAATATCAGATTCTTATGGTGATTTTATGACAATGTATAAAGTATTACAATTATATAAAAAAATAAAGTATGAATCAGATAAAAATAATAATCCTCAATTGCTAGATTCATTTGCTAAGAAATTTTTTATTAAGAAAGCAGGTTGGAGGAAATTTAAAGAGGCTATTAAATTAGCAAGAGATTATGATAGAGCATTAAGAGATTCTAATTTTCACATAGAAGAAAACGAATTAGATGCCGAAATAAAAACGGATATTGGTAAAATTAAAGAAAATGAAATTAGAACAATTAACAATAACCAAAAAGGTGGAGCAGATGGGAATCTGAAATATAAAGGATTATTAATGTGCTTATCAAGAGGTTATATAGTTAAATTAGCAAAAGGAGATAATAGAAACTATAAAACATGTTTTCCTCCTAAAACAACAGTAGCAGGAATAGATAGAGATTGTGTTTTAAATTTATTTAATAAAAAATTTAAATATTATATTTATTCTGAATTATTCCAAACTGAAAGATTTATTAAACTTAATACTGTTAATGGATTACCCGAAGAATATATTATTAAATTACCACAGGAATCTAAGAATTATATATTAAGATGTATTAAAGAAAAAAAAGAAAGTTTTGTATTTGATTATAAAAAAGATTCCAATAAATATAAAAAAAAATCAAAAACACATAAAAATAAAAAATATGTAAAAAGTTTTTAAAATTATTTTAATAATATTTTAAAAAATGAATAAGATTCCTTCTCTAGTTCTAAATAGTAGTATTAGTTAATATATCTGGGTATTTTTTTAATATATCTGGTAATTTTTCTGGACATATAATTAGGTTATAGCAATCATCATCTTCACTTTCATAACAAAAAAATTTAAATTCTTCATCTTTTAATAAATTATTTTTTTTTATATTTGATAAAAAAACAGATGAATATTCATCTTCATCTTCATCTGTTTTTGTTTTTGTATCTAACTTTGTATATAACTCCTTTTTTATTTTTTCTATATCAATATTACTATCAATTAAAGATTTAAAACATAATATAAAAGCCTCTATGTCATTTGGCCCATGGAATGACATAAATTTATTAATAAAATTATTAATTAAACTGTTTAATTTTGATTTATTATCTATTGCTTTACAATATTTATTAAATAAATATATATTTTTATTAATAAGATATTGAATAGAGTTAAATCTATTATTACCGGGTATATTTTCAGTATTATTTTTTATTAATTCTATTAAATTTTCTTTTATTAATTCTATTAAATCTTTATTAAAACTTTTTTCTGAAATATTATCTACAGTTTTTATCTTCTCTATACTATCTACAAATCTCTCATAACTATCAAATAACTTATGAATTTTAATATCATTATCCAACACGGTTCCATGCCATTGTTTATATTCTTTAAACACTGCTAATAATTTTGAATTTGAATTTATAATTTCAAATAAATTATATCTTAAATATTCCATATATATATAATATTAATTAAATAATAATTATATACGATAAATATTAATCAAAATAATTATTTAAAAAATAATATAAATATTTTGGATTAGCATTAAACTTATAATTAGTTTTATTTTCACACGAATATTTACAAAACATTAAATCTTTATTATCTTTAAGAGGTATTTCTCTCTGGTTGTTATTATATTTTAAAGATTTAATAGATATACATTCACAAATATCCATCTTGTGAAATTTAACTATATTAACTATATGCATTAATGACTTTATAAATTCTAGTATGTTTTTACTATATTTTATATTTATATATTTTTTAAAGTTATTTAAATTATTTAATGATGATATAGTTATATTATTATTTTTTTCATATTTGTTAATTGTATCATTATTATTAATTAATAATAATTTAACTATTTCATCATCAAATAATTCATTAATTTCATCATCGAAAGATACACCTTGTCCTATTTTTGTTATATTATTAACATTATATTTATATAAATCTGTTTCTTTATTACTTTGGTTATCTGGATATAATATATAATATATATTTATCTGTAATTTAATTAATAAATTTACTTTATTAATTAATAATGAATAATGAGGATCATTGTTTGTATAATGAGGATCATTGCTTTTATAAATTACTTTTATTATATTAAACAAAAAATTTAAAATATCTGTTTTTATTTCTATATTCAATTTTTTACGTATTTTACTAAAGTCTAAATCTAAATCTAAATTTAAAGTTAATAATTTTAACACTTTACATAATACATTTATATTTTGAAGATAAATACTATTTCTATTATATTCGATATATAAATATTTATTTATCATATATATAATAATACTAATTTAATAATACTTATATACGAAAAAATAAAACTATTTATTTTAATAAAAAATTAAATAAACTATTTTTTTTTTAATTCATTTCCATGTTTATCATCAAGATTAAATATATGTTTATTGATTCCCCTCATGAATCTTGGATATTCATTATCGATGTCATTATCGATGTCATTATCGATGTCATTATCGCTATTATTAAAAATTAAATATCCATATTTAATTAAACTTATCTTGTATTGTGTATCCAAAAGTAAATTATTAATATCTATCATATGATTATCATAGTTTAATTCTTTAATTTTGTTTTTTTCTTCTTTAAATTTATCTTTTAATTTGTCATTCGTAAATATACTATTTATATTTTTTTTTACTCTATTTATTTTTTTATTAGCTTTTTCTTGTTGTTCTAATAATGTTCCCAACATATCCAACATATCCATATGTATATATAATAACACGATAAATATATGTATATTTATATTTAAATTAGCATATATGATTTAATGTTTATATTATATATTTTAAAATATAATAACTTTAATATACCTAGATAAAATTATAGGATATATTTTTATTTAAAATTTTATTTATTCTTTGCTTGTAATCAAACTTAGATTTTGATATTAATCTTATTTTTTGTATTTTATTAGAATTTTTAATAGCAATTTTAGTATTGCTTAAGTTAATATTAATTTTAGATTTACTGTAAATTATTTTTAAATTAGTTAATTCTTTAATATTATCTGGTATTATACAAATATAAAATTTATTATTTATTATTAGCTCTAATAAATATATTTTATATTTATTAGGAATTTTATAATTTATATTATTTAATAAGTTTATAGATATATTATTATTGGGAAATAACTTGATAATAATATTAACATGATTTATTGAAATAATATTTTTTATATATAATTTTTTAATAATATTAAAAAATACTTCTAATTTTCCATAATTAATATTATTATATAGATAATCAATATTTGTTATTATATTAAAATTTTTTTTTTTATTAACAATATTATGACATTTTTTAGTCCATAATATTATATTTTTTCTATCTTTACATTTAATAGAATTTCTTAATAAATATTTTTTATAATTATTTTTACACTCGATACATGGTAAAATTTCATATAAAACATTATTATAAAATTTTTTAATTAATGATAAATCATCACTATGATATGCGATTATATGTATAAAATACCAGTAGAAAGATCCCCAAATATAAGGATTCATTATATATAATTTATCTATAAATTATGTCTAAGTGATAAATAAAATATACAAATAATTAAAATAAATATTAGAATAAAAATTATACTACTGGTCAAAATATAAGGATAAAATTTATCTAATATATGCATAATCATTGGGTCTATTATCATTGCATTTAGTTTATCTGAATACTTATCATTTTTAATTTTACATAAAAAAATATTTAAAATATCATCTATTAGTTTATCTAGCATTTAATATAAATAATTTTTTTATTAAGTTATTTTAACTAAATTGCGTCTACTAGTATTAATTTTTTTATTTTTAAAATTAAATGAATTATAATGATATAGATATATTTAAAATAATTTATGAAACTCCTTATAATTTTAAATCAAATATATTATATAAATTAAATAATTTAACAAATATTAATATAATATCACCTAAATTAAAAGTATTAAGAATATATGATTCTAAAGAAAAATCATATATTCTTGTAGAATTGGATAAAATACATGAGGATTTTTATGAATTCTTAAGAAAATTAGATGAATTAAATATTAGCAATAGTTATTGTAATAGTAATACTTGGTTTAATAAAGAGATTCCTTTAAATATACTTGAAGACTATTATAAAAGTCCAATTAGATTAGGTAGAAAAAGTAATATGTATTATCTAAAATTATATATTAAAAAAATTGGTAATATTGAAAAAAATAAATATTATCAATTTAATTTAAATTATAATAATTTAAATTATTATAAGCAAGACTTTTATCCTTCTATATTTATTGAAGAATATAAGGAATTGCCTAAAAATGATAATAATTATTATTTAAATAATAATTTAGAAAATAATTTAACATTTGAAAATCCAGAAGTAGATGTTGAAAATAATAATAATATTACAAACTTACCTGAAGAAGATAATATTATAAATTCAGATAAAGTAAATTCAGATAAAGTAAATGAAGAAGCAAATGAAGAAGCAAATGATGAAGAAGCAAATGATGAAGAAGCAAATGATGAAGAAGCAAATGAAGAAGCAAATGATGAAGAAGCAAATGAAGAAGAAGCAAATGATGAAGAAGCAAATGAAGAAGAAGCAAATGAAGAAGAAGCAAATGAAGAAGCAAATGAAGAAGAAGCAAATGAAGAAGCAAATGAAGAAGAAGCAAATGAAGAAGCAAATGAAGAAGAAGAAAATGAAGAAGCAAATGAAGAAGAAGAAAATGAAGAAGAAGAAAATGAAGAAGAAGAAGTAGAAGTAAAGGAAGAAGAAGTAAAGAAAGAATTTACTAGAAGAAGAAAAAGAGAAAAAAAGAAGAAAATTAGATATGTTAAAAAAAATAATTATTAATTAGTATTTACGATTAAATATTTTTTTTTATCTATTTAATATATATATTATGTCTAATAATAAAAATTTAATAGCTATATGTAAAATAGTAGGAGTAGTTGTTGTAATTGTAATAATTTGCTATCTAATGAATAATTTTATAAATAAATCTGAATATATGAAAACGATCGATCAATCGAATACGAATAATCTAGTAAATCCAACTGTTGATCAAGATGTTGATAATGCTTCATCTGTTGATAATGTAGAGGAAAATTTTACTAATCAAGCATCTTCTTGTGCCCCAAAGGAAAATCTTATGCCAGAGGAACTTCTACCACAAGACACTGGAGCAAATGCTTGGTCATTGCAGAATCCCCAAGGTTCTGGTTCATTAAAGGATAAGAATTTCTTACAAGCAGGTCATAATATTGGTATTAATACAGTAGGTCAGACTCTTCGAAATGCGAATATGCAATTACGTTCAGATCCACCTAACCCTCAAGTTGCTGTCTCACCTTGGCAACAGAGTACAATTAATCCCGATACGAATCGCCTACCCATGGAAATTGGCGGATGCTCTTAAATTATTCTATAAAAGAATAACTTTCTTTAAAAATAATTCTTTATTTATTTTTTAATTTATTATATATTTATCTTATTAGAAGAAATAGATTAGATAATCACTCGATACTATCGCAATAATCAGTAGATCTAGTATATCAACCAGTGGTATTAGTAGGTCAATTGTAGAATTCGATTTGTCCAAGGATTCTATAAGTTCTATATATGGATTCTTTGTGGGGTACTTTGTCTTCTTCCGTTTAATGAGTTCATCAAACGAATTTTGTCCCATTGAATGATCGCGATTGGTAAATAGAAAAGTTTCGAACATGTTTCGAAGATTCCCCCTTGATTTGTGCCGACACATGTAACCCTCGACAGAACAGGTCTCAATGTTCTTCTCGTATAAACATAACAACGCAAGAGATTTACATTCTTTTAGCTCCTTTTTGTATTTCACACGACGATCTGCGCCGTCGTGTATGGCAAGGTACATCAATACTAACATAGAAAGAATTTCATTTTTTAACATATTCAATAGTTATTATATATAACATTAACTATTAATATTTCTGAATCATTTTTTATTTAAAAATATCAAATATAATAATATATAATGAAGATTGTTTCATGGAATATAAATGGTATGCGAAGTAATATAATTTGTAATGGAAGTATGAATAAATCAGTCAAATGCTTAAAAGAACTTGACGAATGTAATTTGAAAAAATTAATTGACATATGTGATCCAGATATAATTTGTTTTCAGGAAACGCGATGTGATGATAAAATAGGAAGTATATTTCAGTTTTCAGAATATCCTTATAAATACTGGCATTATAGTAAAGGAAAGGGGGCAAGAGGGTGTAATAGATATTCGGGTACATCTATTTGGTCTAAAATTAAGCCTATAAGTTATGACAATGAATTTCCAGAAGAAGAAGGTCGATATATGAGATTAAAATTTGATGATTTTGACTTAATTAATGTTTATACACCCAATTCGGGTACTAATTTTGGATACAGAATTAATACTTGGGATGAAAATATTAAAAAATTATTATCAAATACTGATAAATGTTTAATATTCACAGGTGATTTAAATGTGGTATCAAATGAAATAGATATTTGGTATAATAAATACTTAAGAGATGGTCAGATGGTGGGATGTTTACCAGAGGAAAGACATAATTTTAATGATTATTTAAAAATGGGATATATTGATATATTTAGAGAGTTAAATCCAGATAAAATAAAATATAGTTGGTGGAATATGAGGACTCAGTCTAGACAATCAAATAAAGGATGGAGAATTGATTATTTTTTGGGACATTCTAAATATAAAGATAGATTTTTGGAATGTGATATATTAGATAATATAATGGGGAGTGATCATTGTCCTATTATATTAAATTTTAAGTAACTAAAAAAAATTGAAATAATATTACTAATTTAGATAGTAATAAACAAATTAACATGATGAGAAAGACTATAAAAAGAAAGACTAAAAAAAAGGACCCATGTGTATTTATATTATCTGACGAAGAGTGGAACGATGATGATTCTAAACTTTTACCAGTTGATATTAAAATAAATGATTTTACTGATAAAGAACTAATTGACCTAAATTTTATTTATTTTAATTATAAAAATAAATATATTAGTGACAAGTCACTAATAAATAAAAAAGTTAATACAATATTAATTATGTGGAAAATGGAAGATGATATTTATATTAAGAATAGAGTTAATAACTGGTTTAGTAACACATTAAAGAAACTTTTAAAACGGAAGAACCAATTACTTGGAGATGGGATTAAAATTAAAAATATATAAAAAATAAAATATATAAATTACAAATAATGGAATATTGGAAAGAACTTATGGGAGAATTGCCTATAATAGAAGGATTACCTCTAGAAAAAGATGTATTTAATGCATTTTCGTTTTTTAAACCACTAAATACTAAAGTTGTCATAATTGGACAAGATCCTTATCATAAAAAAGGAGTTGCTAATGGACTAGCATTTAGTGTAAATTCAGATGTAAAAATACCACCTTCCTTAAAAAACATTTTTAAGGAACTTAAGTCAGATTTAGATATAGTTAAAGATAACGGAGATTTAACAGATTGGGCAAAACAAGGAGTTTTGTTGTTAAATTGTGCTTTAACAGTAGAGGAAGGTAAACCAAATAGTCATAAAGATAGATGGTATAGTGTAACCGATAATTTAATTTCTAATTTATCAAAATTACATCCTAAATTAGTATTTATATTGTGGGGTAATTTTGCCCAAAAGAAAAAGACTTTAATTGATAAAAAACATATTATTATTGAAGGAGGTCATCCATCGCCACTAAATAGACATCTTAAAACTAATTTCCTAGGTATGAAATTCTTTTCCAAAACTAACCAATGTTTGGATGAACCAATTAAATGGTAATTTATAAATTACCATTTAAATAAAAAAAATGATACTTTAATATTAATATTAATATTAATATTACTGATTAGGAAATCATGGCAGTCATAGAGCGCCAAGTGAGATTTTACCTCTCAAACGAAGAGGCATCAGACCTATACATAGATGGGATGACTATCAGGGAGGCTGAATATGCAGTCTGTAGAGACCCACGGGTCATAGAGCGCCAAGTGAGATTTTACCTCTCAAACGAAGAGGCATCAGACCTATACATAGATGGGATGACGATCAGGGAGGCTGAAGATGCAGCGTGTAGAGATCCACGGGTCATAGAGCGCCGAGTCAGATGTTACCTTTCAATCGAATGGGTACCAGACCTATACATAGATGGGATGACGATCAGGGAGGCTGAAGATGCAGCGTGTAGAGATCCACGGGTCATAGAGCGCCAAGTCAGATGTCACCTTTCAATCGAATGGGTACCAGACCTATACATAGATGGGATGACGATCAGGGAGGCTGAAGATGCAGCGTGTAGAGACCCACGGGTCATAGAGCGCCAAGTCAGATGTTACCTCTCAAACGAAGAGGCATCAGACCTATACATAGATGGGATGACGATCAGGGAGGCTGAAGATGCAGTCCGTAGAGACCCACGGGTAATAGAGCGCCAAGTCAGATGTTACCTCTCAAACGAAGAGGCATCAGACCTATACATAGATGGGATGACGATCAGGGAGGCTGAAGATGCAGTCCGTGAACTCAAGGGGGTGAAACCGATTTCTGAATGGTATCTGAGTACAAGTGGATTCTATACTTTTGACACCGAACCTGAACCTGAACCTAAGTCAGATTCTGAACCTAAGTCAGATTCTGAATCAATTTCGGTTCCCAAATCATATTATTCCACCTTGTTTCTTTGTCCTATTGGACACGATGTTATGATAGATCCTGTTGTTGCTGAAGATGGACAGACTTACGAGCGTGAGAACATAGAAAATTGGTTCAACAAATATAAGCTCACAAGTCCTCTTACCAATGAGACAATCGGAGATGACCTTCGACCAAATCACATGATTCGGTCTCTCATTCTAGAATGCAAAAATTATAAATAGAATGTAAAAATTATAAATTATATGATATGAATCAATATCTTAAAATTAGTTATATTCTTTTAAAAGTTACCATTTAAATAAAAAAATACGTTAATAATTAATATTAATATTAATATTACTGATTAGGAAATCATGGCAGTCATAGAGCGTCAAGTCAGATGTTACCTCTCAAATACACAGGTCATAGATCGCCAAGTCAGATGTTACCTCTCAAACGAAGAGGCATCAGACCTATACATAGATGGGATGACGATCAGGGATGCTGAAGATGCAGTGCGCACCTATAAGGTCATAACACGTTAAGTGACCTGTTGTCATGGATGACTATTAAGGTAAATATATAATTTATTAACAGATAAATGTTATCTGTTAAAGGAGACGGTCCCAGCAGGACTCGAACCTGCGACCTATCGGTTAACAGCCGAGTGCTCTAACCAGCTGAGCTATGGGACCTTTATCTCCAATATATATTGGAGTTATATCTTTAAATGCTTTTTAAAATATTAATTAATTAAATTTTATAAAAAAATGATTTAAAAGAAACATTATTTTATAAATGAGTATAGTATAGTATGGATAAATCAAAATCAGAATCAAATAAATTTATTTATGATAAAAAAACATGGAATGTTCTTGATGAATATTTTAAATCTAATAGATTAACATTACACCAAATTAATTCATATAACGATTTTATAGATACATTAATACCAAAAACATTATCAGAGATTTCACCTATAAAACAATATTGGAATTTTGATACAGAACTTAATAGATATAGAAAAGAAATAAATATTACTTTATTTAATCCATGTATGAGTAAACCAATAATAAATGAAAATGATGGAACACAGAAGCCAATGTATCCAATCGCAGCTAGATTAAGAAAATTAACATATAGTGGTTCTTTAACATGTGATGTGAAATCAGAGGTTTTCACATATGAAAAAAATGAAAGAAAATTATCTTCAACATATGAACATAAAGGTGTTATCTTGGGTAAAATACCAATAATGTTAGGATCGAATTATTGTATATTAAAAAATATTTCGAATATTACAAAACAGGAATTGGGTGAATGTATTTATGACTTAGGTGGATATTTTATAGTAATTGGAAATGAAAAAGTAATAATTCCACAGGAAATTTTATCAGCAAATAAAATTTACATTTTTAAATCTAATAAAAATTTGGGTAAAGTATTAAGAGAAGCGCGTGTTACATCTATTCCAGAAGAGAATAGTACAATTATTAAACCTACTATTATAAAATTAATAAATGCAGATAATAGATATGGAATAACATTTAAAGTTAATGTAAAAAGATTTAAGGTTGATATACCTTTATTTATTTTATTTAGGGCATTGGGTGTTTTGACAGACAAGGCTATTGTAAAATATATAGTAGGTGATATCAATGAAGATACAAATAATATTGTATCTTATTTAGATTCTTCTATTGAGGAATCAATGTATATTAAAACTAAAGAATTAGCAATTGATTATGTAGGGAAACAAAGTACTATTAAATTTGATTATGTAAAGAATCAGAGTTTATCAGATGAAAATAAATATACTTATATCCAAGATATACTACTAGAGGATCTTTTTCCACATTTGGGGAGAAATTCAGTTAAAAAAGCATATTTTCTAGGTTATATGGTAAAAAAATTAATTTTAGTAGATATTGGTATTTTACCATCGGATGACAGAGATTCATTTCTAAATAAGAAAGTAGAAACAACTGGACAATTATTAAATTCTTTATTTCGTATTAATTTAAATAAAGTTACTAAAGATATAAAATCCTCAATTGATAAGGATATTAAATCGGGAAGAATAGATGATTTAGTTGAAAATGTTTATAAGAAAATAAAACCTGGAACAATTGAATTAGGAATTAAATATGGATTAGCTACTGGTAATTGGGGAATTCAGCAAAAGGCTGTTAGACAAGGAATTGCTATTATGTTAAATAGATTATCTTATGCGGCGTATTTATCTTTTATGAGAAAAATAAATGCTCCATTGGAGAAAACGTTAAAAGCAGTGGACCCTCGATTTCTTCATAATACTCAACATGGTACTATATGTCCATCAGAGACACCAGAAGGCTCTGGTGTAGGAATTATTAAAAACATGGCATTGACAACAAATATTACAATAAATTCATCACCTGAATTATTATATAATATACTGGAGGAATATGGTGTAATATATATTGAAAATTGTATTCCTGAGCAAATTTATAACAATATTAAGGTTTTTATAAATGGAGACTTTGTAGGCATTACAGATGACCCTAATAACCTAATGATTAAATTAAGAACTGCTAGAAGATCAGGTATAATAAATATATTTACATCTTTATCATGGAATATATGTGTATATGAAATAAGATGTGATACATCAGCGGGTAGATTATGTCGACCTTTGTATATAGTAGAAAATAATGAATTATTAATGAATAATGATATCGCAGATAGAATTAAAAAATGTGAATTGACATGGAATGATTTAATATGTGATAAAAATTATACACATGATGTAAAAAAATATACAACATGTGTTATAGAATATCTAGATATATCAGAAATTAATACTATGATGATAGCAATGACTTATAATGATATAGTAAATAACAAAAAAGATAATAAAATATTTGTAAATTATACTCATTGCGAATTGCATCCCTCAATGATGTATGGGGCTGTTGTTTCATGTTCACCTTTTGTTAATCATAACCAAGCAGCTAGAAACCAATTTCAAGGATCTATGGGTACTCAAGCAATTGGTTTATCTTCAACTAATTACTTAAGAACTATTAACATTTATCAACATGTTTTATATTATCCTCAAAGACCTTTAATATCTACAAGGCCAAGTAGATATTTAAATGCTGATAAAATGCCTTCTGGTATAAACGCAATTGTAGCTATTATGTGCTATACTGGATATAATCAAGAGGATTCATTGATATTTAATAAAAGTTCTATTGAAAGAGGATTGTTTATATCTTCACATTATAGAAAGTATGAAGCAACAGAACAGAAAAATCAAGTAACATTAGCAGAAGAAAGATTTTGTAAACCAGAAAAATTTAATTTGGATGGAAGTGTAAAAACACAAGAGATCAAACCAGCTTCATATGATAAATTAGACGAGGAAACTGGTTTAGTTAAAGAAGGAGAATATGTTACTGAAAAAGACATTATTATTGGTAAAGTTATTCCATTAAAAACTGGAGATGGAACTGCACAATTTAAGGATAGCAGTGTATCTATTAAAACTAATGAATCCGGATATGTTGACAGAGTCTATACAAATAAAGACTCTGATAATTATACATTTTGTAAAGTTAAACTAAGAACTGAAAAAATACCCGAAATAGGCGATAAATTTGCGTCTCGTCATGCACAGAAAGGAACAATTGGTATGACTTACAGAAGTGAAGATATGCCTTATACTAAAGATGGAGTGGTTCCTGATATTATAATGAATCCCCATGCTTTACCTAGTCGTATGACCATTGGTCAACTTCTAGAATGTATTTTAGGAAAAGTATGTTTGTTTAAAGGATGTTATGGAGATGCGACTGCTTTTAATGGAACCAAGGTTAAAGATATTGGAGAAGAGTTAGAAAAATATGGATTTAGTAAAGCAGGGACTGAAGTTTTATATAATGGGAAAACAGGAGAACAAATTGCAACAAAGATATTCATTGGTCCAACTTATTATCAACGATTGAAGCATCTAGTAGCAGATAAAGTACATTCAAGAGGAACAGGTCCTTATAATCTAATGACGAGACAACCTGCGGAGGGTCGTTCTAGAGAAGGTGGCTTAAGAATAGGTGAAATGGAAAGAGATTGTTTATTAAGTCATGGAATAACATCTTTCTTAAATGAAAGATTATTTGAATGTTCAGATAAATTTATGGTATATGTTTGTGATATTTGTGGACATATTGCTATAGCAAATAGTGAAAAAAATATTTATCATTGTCGTTATTGTAATAATTATAAATATTTTTCTAGAATTAGATTACCATATTCATGTAAACTATTTTTTCAAGAATTACAAAGTATGGGAATCATTATTAAAATTCAAACAGATAAATTTATAGGTAATAAATAATATTTTATTATTGTATATATATATGTATAAATATTTAATAGAATTTCTAGGAACTTTCTTTTTCTTAGCAGTTATTCTAAGTGTTTATAAAAATAAAAATATAATTTTAGCAGGATTATCAATTGGATTAGGACTTAGCTGTGCTATATTTATAGGTGGAAGATTGTCAGGAGGGCATTATAACCCAGCTGTTACTATAATGATGTATGCAAATAATTCAATAAATCTAAAAGAAGCAATTTTATATATAATATCTCAAATATTAGGAGGCTTATGTATATTAGGAGTATTTAAATTAATAAAATAATTATTCATTAATTATATCTGTAGCTAAATTTAAATCAGATTGTATATTATTTATTGTTTTTGTATTTTGTTTATTTAATATTTTTAATTCAAGTATTTCTTCATTATGTTTATCTAATTTTTCATTTAAATTTTTTATATCTGACTGTAATATCTGAGTTAAGATACTAATATTGGTTTCTATATTAGTGTTATCTGTCAAATGCTCAATTGGATTTTTTATTAAATAAAGACCCAATGCTAAAATAAATAATAACATTAGTAGTTTTTTATTTAATAGTTTAATCATATATATTTAAAGAAGTTTTTTTCTAAAAAAGATTATATATGAAAAAATTTAATTTTTTAATATTAATATTGATATTAATATTAATATATTATTTTTATATTAACAAAGAATCCTTTACAAATAAAGATGAAAATAAAGATAAAGATAATTATACTATAAATTTATTTAATCAATATAAAAATTATAATTGTAATAAAGCAATTTTATATAATAATAAAAAAATGGTAGCTGAATCAGACAATGATAAATGTATGTGGAATCCTATTTCAGGAAAATATAATTTAGAAGTTATATCACAAAATAAAGAAGATTTTGATAAGAAAATAAAAAAAATAGATAATAATGTATATGCAATAGGTGATAATTATTATATTAAATGTATCAATCATTCTTTATTTAAAACCTCTAAAAATAAGGATTTTAGAGATTATGATTACACCATACATCATAATTTTATAAAGAAAAAAGATTTTATTTCGATTAATAAATATAATAAAAATGTAATTGAGGTAAATTATAAAAATAGTATTAAAGATAAACATAATAAAAAATATAAATTATATGGTGATAAATACGATATAAAATTCTTAAATAAAGTTGATCCTTTATTTGTTTTTAATATATTTTATCTTATTAAGGAAATACATAGAAATAAATACATTGCTAATTTTGATAAAAAATGAAAATTAATAGTTATTTTATTAATCAAGTAATAAATGAAAGAATGTTGTATTTGTTATTCTAAAAGAAGAGATGATTTATTTATCCAAAAGAAATGCTGTATATATGAAATATGCTTAACCTGTTACATATGTCTAAAACATAGAAATTGTGCCATATGTAAAACCGATACAGTTATAAAAAATACTAATATAACAAGTAAAATTTATATTAGCGATGTCTTAAAATTAAAATTACCTAGATGTGCTTGTAGAACTGATTTATATAGAACACCTTGTTCAAATAAAATATATCCTCCTTTTAATACATGTATTGTTCATCATAAGAAGAATAATAAAGATAAACATTATTATGATTCATCTAAAATAATATTAACTTATATTATTTATGGTATTATTCTCCAAGATGCTAAATTAGTTAAATTAGATACTTTACATATGTTTTATTACTTAATTGAAAAGTATAATATTAAATTATCAGCAACAGGAAATTATAAGAATTTCTGGAAATATATAATGACAGATTATGTATACAAGGATTTTGAAAATGTATCTTTAAATAAAGCAAATAAAAAAAGTATTGATGATATTATAAAATTTAACTCTTTTTAAAATCAATGTTTAAAAAATAATATTTTAATATCGATTTATTTTAATGATATCTAGAGCTCATTTAATAAAGAATAAAGATAATAATTTTCATAACTATTTATATAATAAAAGAATTGCTATCGTTGGGCCATCATCCAATACTTATAATACCAAACAAGGCGAATATATTGATGGATTTGATATTGTTGTAAGATTAAATAAGTCTTTACCTATACCAAGTAATAGACATATAGATATAGGTTCTAAAACAAATATTTTATATAATTCTTTTAATTTATCTGATTATCCAGGAGAAAATAATTTAAATATAAATATTATTAAAAATAAAATTGACTATATTTGCTCACCTTATCCATTCATATATCCATTTATGAATGATATATTATATTTTATGAATAAAAATAACTCACAAATTAATGTTCATATTATAAATTTAATATTATACAAATACATTGTTTCCATACTACAATGTAGGCCGTATACAGGGACATGTGCTATAATAGATTTACTACAATATTCAATTAAAGAACTTTATATTACAGGTATCGATTGTTATTTATGTAAATATTATAATGAATATAGGAGAATTTCTAAAGCACAATTATTAAGACAGCAGAATAATAATATTCATAAAAATGGTCCTCAATTAGAATTAATAAAAAAATTATGCTTAAATGATAACAGAATAAAAATAGATTTATTTTTAGAAAATTATTTCTTTAAGAAAGAATATATTATTTATAAAAATATATTATCTACAAATAATATATTTAATATTTTAAAAGGTAATGATTTATTTGTTACAGATAAATATTTAGTTTATTCTAATAATTATTATATAAATTATAATAATATATCAGATTCATTAAATTATTATCATTTATATAAAAAGTCTGATATAATATTTAATTTTAATAATGATAATATATCTAGAGAAGTAAAAGTTAATAATGATTTAAAATTTTTATTTGATTTTAATAATAATAAAAAATATATACAATCTATATTAAATAATACTGATATAAAAAATATTAGTTTAATTAATTATAATAGTATACAAAAATTCCTAAAATTTAGTTATTTTAAGAATCTTAATTTTAGAAGTATTATTATATTTATTTTATTATCTACAATTAATAAAATAATTTATATATCAAATAATTTAATAAAAGACTTATCTAAAGAAGAATATAACTTTATATTGTATTTACAATTCAAAAATAAAATAAAAATTTTTAAGGAATAAAAAATATACCAATTGATATGACCGATTGAAATATAACAATTATCCGTGTTCTATTAGAAATCGGAAATATATCTCCATATCCCAATAAAGATTGACTAATACATGAAAAGTATAATCTGTCAAAATATGAATTTACAGCACTAGCCTTCGGAGTCTTAAAATTAATAGGAAAATTAATATCATATGGAATATTATTAGTATTTATATTTTCTATCGATATAGATACTCCTAAAAATTCATTTTCATTAAGTAAATTATTATAATTTTTTAATTTATTAAATAACTTATATTTTTCTTCTTTATTTTTATAATTATTAGTTATATAATTTTCTTTCTCTAAAACAAACCATTCATTGTCTTTTTTATAAATTGGTATTTTTAAAAAATTATTTAAGTTAATATAATTTTTTTTATTAGAGTACTTTTGAAATATATATGCCATGTATTTATCTTCTTCTAGTAAACTTTTAGATGTTGTATCTACCCAACCAGCAAATTCATTATCTTGACAAAAATTATAAATTATAGAAAATAATAATATAGATATCAAATATAATATTATTTTCATTATATAATTATTTTTTTCAAATCTAATTATATGTTTTTTCATATATAATTATATTTTATTTTTTTGTTGAGATTCCATAATAAATTCAGGCGGAGGACATTTTAAAAATAAATTTGCAGCATTAGGTGTTCCACCCGATCTACCCGCTGAACCATATTTAGAGCTATCAGATATTTTTCTAGCTATCTCATACATATTATATTTTTTACTTTGATGGTCTGCCATTAATTTAATTATATATTCACCTGCATTTTGATGATAACTCCAAAGAACAGCAAAATCAACTCTTTTAGATGAACCTTCTCTTTTATATTTATTATTTTGATCTACTATCATTTGTCTTCCAACTGATTTCTCTAAACCACCTGCTTCCAAATTAGCCATCACTACATTATATCCATAAAATTTAGTTGTATATGCTGAACGACTTGATATTAATCCCTTATAATTCTCTTGAATTTCATACATATATGCACCTGCTATAGCCATCCAACTTACATTCTCAGTAGTTAACATCTGATTCATTAATTTATAACCTCCGCCATCAATTGAATTAAAACCATTATATTTTCCAACCATATGACTTTTTGTTAATCTAACATTCATAAATACTGTAAAAAGATGACTATCTGGTATAAATTTAAGATACAATTTCATATCTGAATCATCTACATATATTACCCAAATAGGAATAGGTTCTTTTGGATAAAAAAACTTTTGAACACTAGCACACGCTGCGTGGTCTTGTGAAGTAAATATATTATCACCAGCATTCCTCATAGAATCGTGATTATCTATTGCTATAAAACTTTTTGCTTGTTTTTCTATTTCATTTAATGTATCTTTATTATAATTTAAATCCATCAATATTACATTTCTATCTTTAATATTTGAATTTAAAATCTTTTTTATTTGATATGAAACACCTGATTTACTTAAATCAGGATTTATACCAACAAATAATATATCTTTATTCTTATTTTTACCATCTTTTGTTAAATATTTCCAAGTTATATAAGAACAAGATACTCCATCATTATTACCCTGATGATATACAACTGAATCAATCTGCTTCTTTTGTTTTTCAGTAAATTTTTTCTCAAATTCTAGAAGAGGCTTAAACGAATCTTGATATTGTTTTTCAGTTCTATATCTTGCTTTATTATCATTATTATTAATGTTACTCACATAGTCTTTAACTGATTTACTCACTACTGAATTAAATTTCTTTCTAGTATTTATAAATTTATTTAAACCTGTATATTGAGACATTTATATATATATATATTATAATGATTAAATTTATCATTTTAGTATTATCTATTGTTATATTTGTATTATCTGTTATTTATTTTCTTTATCGTTATCAATTAAAACACAAAAAAATTACACCCATTTTAAAAAAACCTTTACATAATCAACAACAAGTCAATCAACCACAAGCTATTTTAAAAAGACCTTTAGTTAATCAACCAGTAGTATCTAATAAAAGTATAGATAAATCTCCTCTTTTGGCAAATGCTCGCGGGGGTAATTTTGAAAGAACATATTTAGATCATAAATCTAATATGATTAAAAATAAAGAAAAAAGAGTAAGATTTAATGAAAAAGTTAAAACATTAAATTATAAAATTCAAAAGCAAAATGAAGAAATTGCTAAGAGAAATTCTATGTTCTAAAAGAAATTATTTGTTATCTGTTCGGATATCAATACAATCAAATAAAAAACAAATTATTATAATATATGGATAATAAAATTAAATTTGAAATGTTGGCAAATTTTATAAAGAAAAATATTAAAAACTATCCCGAATGTAAAATTGAAGAAATTAAAATATTCTACAAAAAATCATATAAAAAAGAATATCGAGATGTTAAAAGTCAAAAACAAATTAGTGCTTTGGTTAATCTTGCTGAATCTAAAAATATTCCAAATATATTATCTAGACTAGCAGCCTTATTATGTGCTAGATTAGACCTACATTATTATAAATTAATAATTAATAAATTAGTTGATAAAGATTTTACTGATGGTAAAATTTATGAACTTCTAAGAATATTCTATCAGGGAAAAAATAATAATTCTCAAAGAGGTGGAGCATTCTGTAATACTAAAAGAATTAGAGCACAAAACTTCTATTATGAACTAATGGATATTCCAAATATCAAGATAGATAACTATTTAGATGTTGGTAGTGGTGATAGTAAATTTACAGAAGTAATGGGTGAAATATTAAAACTTCCATATAATAAAATACATGCTCGAGATGGAAATACTTTTGATGAAGTAAAATATAATAATAAGAAGTACAAAATCAATCATAAATTTATACATTATATTGAAGCAGGTCATCCATTGGAATTTAAGGATAATAGTATGTCATTAGTAAGTAATATTAATGTTTTACATCATGTTAAAGATTTAAAATTCTTTATTCAAGAGATGCATAGAGTAACTAAAAAAGGTGGTATCTATATGGTCATGGAGCACGATGTTTTTAATTATGCGGATGTTATGTTATGTGATATTGAACATATGATGTATATGAGTGTTTATGATAACAAAGTTAATAAGGATGCTATTAAGAATTTCTATACTAGATATCGTAATTGGGTAGAATGGAGTGTTTTAATAACGTCTATTGGCTTTAAATTTATTAAAAAATCATTCGAATTTAGAAGCATTGATATGGAAATGCAACCTACTAAACATTTAATGCTTTACTACCAGAAGTTATAAGTCTTTACTTAACATTGATTTTTATTTGATTTATTAATTTAATAATAGATTCTTCAAGTTCTGTTGTATCTTCACCTAATTCTTTTAGGTTTTTTATTGAGTCGTGACATTCTTCAATTAAAGGGATTTCTTCTTCGACTTTCCATTCGCCATTTAGGTCTTCCTTGATACATTCAATATAGTGATTAAACTTTCTAATAAAAGGTTTTTTAGGATCAACTCGAATACAAGGTTCTGGTTCAAGTTTAGATGTAAATGAATCTTGCATTTCTATGTATATATAAAATATGATATAAATTATTTAATTTTTAAATTTAATGTTAATTAAAAATGCATATAAACAATGGTTATTATAGTAAAGTTCACATTATCACTGATATTAAAAATGATAAATATGCTGTAAAAATTTTTAAAGTTAAAAATATAGACCATTTTAATAATGAAATAAGTATATTAAGTGAATTAGACCATCCAAATATTGTATACATGTTTAATTATAATAGTTCTTTAAGAAAAGATTATATTTTATTAGAGTATTGTAGAGGAGGTGATTTGCAGTATTATATTAATAATTATTATGAAAAACACAATAGACAACTTTGCTTAAGACAAGTAAAATTAATTTTTAAGCAAATATTAGAAGGGGTTTTGTATTTACACACAAGGCAAATATGTCATAGAGATTTAAAATTAGAAAATATATTAATATCTGATATAGAAATTGAATCTATTAAGCAAATTAAAATTTGTGATTTTGGGTTTTCTACAAAAAATAATTCTTATTGTGATGTCGCTTGGGGAAGTATTGATTATATATCACCAGAAGTAAATACCAAATACCCCAATGGATTCAAAATAGATATTTGGGCATTAGGGGTTATATTATATTTATTATTAAAATCAGAATTTCCTTTTAAGAAATCTAAGTATTTGGAAGTATGTTCCATAATTGATTTACAAGTAATTAGTTTTTTAGGTAAAATGCTACACATAAACCCACTTATCAGAGCAGATGCTAAAGACCTTTTAATGGACGAGTGGTTTAATATATCAAATAAAAGAAAATTAGAAACCTCTTAAGTAGTATCTACAGTAATTTCTGATGGACTTATATTAGACCCAAGTATTCATCAGTAACTAAAAAACATTATAAAAATCAGAAAAAAGAATTCTCATTCTTCAATAATATATCTAAAAATAAATTTACTAATATAGAATGTGATAAAAATATTAATAAATATAAAGTTAAAAGTTGAACTTCACTTGAATTTTGGGAGAATAAAGGATGAATAAATAAACAGGACCATTTATGGATGGTTTCAATGGTATTGTTGTTTCTATAATGGGAGAATAAGTAATGATGATAGACAAATTGATATGGTTAAAATTTGCTGGTCCTATGAAGATTTAAAAGAAGATTAATTAATATGATTAATAAAAAGAATATAAAAAATATATTTAAGTATGTAATTAATTAAGTACGCTTGGAATTCAATCAAGATTACATTCAATCAACATGAGTATGGCAGGATTCGCGATGTACCTCGCTCGTTCCACGGAACTGTGGAAATTCGAGGGAAGAGATCTTCATATGGCGCAGCTACTGCTTCTGCTCGCACAGATATGCCAACAATTTGCCGATCAATCTCTTTTCGACATTGGCGAACTCGCCCTGTTCGCACAACAATACTGGAGGTCCCTGTGCATGCAGTGCCGTAAAATCCAGCTATCGGTCAAAGAAGCGCGTGACTCGAAAAAATATCACAACAGGCTTCTCTGTCCGTTTTGTCTCGGAGATAGCGAGCGTAAGAGGGATGACGCACACAGAGCAATGAAGCAGTACCTTATCTGGCGGGCGGTCTATGCTATATCGATCGTAGATCGCAAAAGCATAGGGGGCATGGACCAAGATGCCTTCGACAGCCTGAACAAGGCACACAGGATAGCTCGCCGCACGAAAGCCCTTGCGGATGCTAACCCCGTACACGAACCGCAAAACCCTGAGAACATCGTCCTCCTGAGAATACAAAACGTCCCCTCGCGATGCGACTGCACCCAAGCACAGCAAATTGACATTGACGCTAATCAAATTATGGGTCTGGTTCTGGGTCTCGATCCTGATATGTCAGACCGTGAGGCGAACGCATGTGCGCGTCGCGTTGCCATTGGTCAGTACCCTACTATTAATTTCCTTTGAGTAAGTTTGTGAAACATAAATACACATAAATACACATAAATACAAATAAATTATATTATGAATCAATATCTTAAAATTAGTTATATTCTTTTAAAAGTTATCATATACTATAATCCACGAAAATAGTATCTAAATGGTAATAGTTTAGTTCTATGTTTTTTTAAAAATATATGATATAATTTAGTCCATTCGTTACACCACTCACCTTTCTTATAATTACTCATTTTCAATATATAATTACTACTGCTAATATAAGGTCTTCTCATACTCTGGTATTCTGATTTTAAATTATCACCAAATACCATATCCATAACATTCTGATACATTACCCATTCATATGAATCAGTACTAAATTCCATAAACCATCTAAATCCCTCTTTAGAAGATATACCACTTAAATTCATAAAATTTCCAACCATCATTAATCTTTCGATATGGTGTAAATAACCTGTATTAAATGCGTTTTTAATACAATTATCTATTGGTTCTATTCCAATTGTTCCATTATACCATTTTTTATTTAATTTCCCCTTATTTCCAAAATAATTATATTTACCATATTTTATATAAATATAACAATATCTTTGATATTCTCTCCAAAATAATTGTCTTATATACCCTTCAAAACTATTTATTGGAATTTTTTTTTTATGTTTAGTAATAATTTCTATAATATCTAATGGATTAATTAAACCTTTGTTAATAGATGATGATAAAAGAGAATGAAATAAAAAATTATTATCTTTATCTATCGCATCTTCATATTTACCAAAATCTTTAAATTTATTCTTTATAAAATCATCTAGCCATTTATATGTATATTTATGTGATATTGGAAATAAAAAATTATCTGTATTACCATAGTTTTTTGAAAAATTCTTATTGACATATACTATTGCCTCTTTGATATATTTTTCATCATTATTATCTGGAACTGGTGGTATTTTCAAACCCTTTGGAATTTTTAATCTATTATCTTTATCCTTGGATTTAATATTTGGAATTATATCTTTCTTTTTTTTACCCCAATTATAAAAAGAATTAAAAAAAAATTTATCTGTTTTTTTCCTAAATTCTACATAATCCTCCTTAGTTAATATAAAATTAGGACTTTCAACCATATCTATTCCTAAATCTATTTTATCTATTGGATCGAACATTAAACATTCTTTACTAATTTTTGGTTTATCTTTAAATGTATAATATTTAACTTTAAATTTATGTTTTTTTAAGTAATCTTCATAGTATTTCATAGATGCTCGATGTAATAATAATTTCTTCTTATTAAAATTAAATTTAGTAAAAAAGTGTGGATGTTCCCATAATATTATATTGTATTTCTTATCTAAGAATTTATAATTAAATAGTTGATTTGGTAATATTAAAAAATCCATTATATAATATAATAATGAAATATTCAAATGGTTTATCTGCTGCTCTTGTTAATGGAATTCATATGATAGTTGGTATTTATTTTGTTTATTTAGGATATCTCTTAGTTAATAAGAAAAACTTATCTTTTAATAACACAATTCTCATTGTATTAGGTATTGTGTCTGGGTTATATCAATTATATCTTTGGTATAAATTTCCCCATAAAAACTATAGCTTCCAATTACCAGGCTGGTTAGTTCATTTATCACATATTATAAATGGTATTATCTACATCCTTATT